TATTTGGAGGCTTGTTTAAAGCGGAAAAATCAGATCCGGTTGGAAGTGTTGGCGGCAAAGGTCACTACTTTGAAAGCATGGGCGCAATTAACCACAAATTTAACGCCAGAAGCAGCCAGAGCAAGCGCAGAAAGATGGCAAGGAGAACGGCATAGGCCCATATGGGCAGAAGGGGAGAAGATGAAGATATTTGAAAAACTTAAAGATCACATGGTCGTAAAAAGCCAGTACGGCAGCTGGGGCATTTTATACCGAAAAGATAATGGATGGTGGCATATAGTTTATCAAGGCGGTGGGCAAGTTTTCACAGAAAAAGATTTTGCTGAATACGTATCAGAGGTATACGAGTGCAATGATAAAGGGCAATATTACGCACTTCAATTTTTAGCAAATCCCGAAATGCACATAAAAAATTACACAAAGATATATCCACCCCGGCCTGTGCCGTTTCTGGAGGCTGTCAAGGCGTACAGCGAGGGAAAGACGGTGAAGTGTGAATATAGCTCAGTAATTCACAGATATAAACAAGAGGGCAATGGATTTGTTGATGAAAATGGGGAAGCCATTACATCGTACGAGATTTTAAACGGCACCTGGACAGCGGAGGGTTGACATGGACAATAACATATGGTTTGCACTGCTAATCCTTGCCGCAATAATCGTAATAGGCCTGCATGAATGGCGGTATGAGCGCAGGAAGCAGATAGAGACAGCAGACAGTATCAACTTTGACCGATGCAGCGAGGAAGAGTTTGAGGCTAAGGTGGCGGAGTTGAAGAGGGATATGGAGGGGAAGGGATGAAAGTAGCAGTAATTTGTGAGTTTTCTGGCGTAGTACGGGACGCATTTACTAGGCTGGGGCATGATGCAATATCCTTTGATTTGTTGCCATCTGAAACGGGGGGGCAACACAGGCAAGGTGATATATACGATTTATCAAGAGAATACTGGAAACGGTTTGACCTTGCTATTTGTCACCCACCATGCACACACTTGGCAGTATCAGGTGCCAGGTGGTTCAAGGAAAAGGAATTTGAACAATACAAAGCCTTGAAGTTTGTTGAATACCTGATGGAGTTACCCATAGAAAGAATTGCCATAGAGAATCCGGTATCGATTATATCAAGCAAAATACGCAAGCCTGACCAAATAATCCAGCCTTACATGTTTGGACATCCGGAAACAAAAAAGACCTGCTTATGGCTTAAGAATCTTCCGAAGCTTGTACCCACAAACATAGTTGAGCCGGTATACATTATAGGCAGGGACGGTAAAAAGTATTCGCCGGTGCATTACTGCAGTCAGTGGAAAGACAATGAAATCAGGTGGAAAATTCGCAGCCGTACATATGAAGGAATTGGAAACGCAATGGCGGCACAATGGGGCAGCAACGGTCTAGCGGAGCCGTAAATCCGCCGCAAAGCCCACATTACGGAGCGCATGGTCGGTTGCGAGGGCTAAAGAATAATAGTGTCGGAGGAAGCCCATGGAGGCAATATTCGGATTCGATTGGTTTGCTTGGCTAAGTCAAATATCAAGGCATTGCACAGTCTGCTATGCAAGCGATAAAGTCAGCAAGCCACACCGGTTGTCGGTGGTGATCGGATATCCTACTGGATTCGTTTAGATTTAAAGACTGTGCATCTACTACAAAATTCAATATTGATAAGGGAAAGTACTAATAACCTGTTTAACAGTGGCAGAGGCCGTCGAACCTCTGCCGAATATGGAGGAAGCGGTACCAATAGCACTTAGCGGAGATTGGTATACGGCTGCAAAGGTGAAAAGCCTTATTCCTCCACAAAGCCCGACACAAGCTGATAACTGGGGCTATAAAGAGGGGTGTACAGCCGTTCCCGCTTACGTTAAAGCGGGTTATATGGGGAAGTAGCTCATTGGTAGAGCACCGTATACCAATTCTACGGAGGTACGTTGGTTCAAATCCCACCTTTCCCACTAGCCGCAAGGCAAATAAATTTTATGGGAGGGTCTAAATTATGAAAGGCATATCAAAAATCATAGTGCTTGCGCTCGTTATTTTTATTGCGCTATCACTGGTTGGGTGTCAGCGTGAGGCGGACAAGGTAAGCTACAACCTGTCAATGCAAGCTGATAATTTCAATGTAACAAGGCAGCTCACGGTAATCAACACAAGGGCGGAGGATGGCAACAATGCAGTTCTATTCCAGATGACAGGTAACTTTTCGATTAACAAGGAATCAGATGGGGATCTAGCGGTCATAGGTGAAGAACCTGACGGCACGTACTACAAACATTTTGTATATCTCACAAGAGACATCAGCTATATTGTTGAAGATCTTGGAGGTACAAGCGTAAACAAGCATAAGTATGAAATCAACTTTAATCCCCAAATGATAATTCCAGTTAAAGCAGCAGTTATTGACTAGGTCAACGCCAGCCGGAGCGATATCCGGCAGCCCTTCAGGGCAGGAGGTCACCATGTCAAAGGAATACATAATCTTACTCTGCTACCTTGCCGCAATCGTAGCCAGCTTCTATGGTGGCCGTAACTATGAGCGGTGTTACCGCAAATGGCAAGCACAGAAGGATGTGGAATCAATCAAGAATAAATACAAAGGGGGTAAATGGTAAATGAAATCATTGGGGACTGGATATTCTTACGAGAAGCTTTATGGTGTATGGAAAGGTATGAGACAAAGGTGCTACAGGGAAAATTCAAAGCACTATAAGGATTACGGCGGTCGTGGAATTACAGTCTGTGACGAGTGGAGAGGAAGCTATTTATCTTTTAGAGGATGGGCTTTGGAAAACGGTTATCGGTTCGGTTTAACAATTGACAGAAGAGATAACGATAAAGGATACTACCCTGATAACTGCCACTGGATAACCCACAAACAGCAGCAATTTAACAAAAGAGACAATCGCCTTATTGTCATTAATGGCATTACAAAAACGGCAACTGAGTGGGCTTTGTGTTCTGGTATTAACCCCAAAACCATAGATAAAAGGCTGCGCCTTGGCTGGAACGGGAAATCTTTAATCTCGCCGGTCGATCCTAGAAAAAGAAGCGATAATAGAATATTTTTCATAAATGGTGAATTTCTTGCTGCTTACGAGATTTGTAAAAAATATGGCGTTGATGAATCAACTATACGCAACAGGATAGCGAGAGGATGGCTACCAAAAGATCTAATTAAGCCAAAGGGTTACAGAGGAAAGGAGAGAGTTAAAGGATGAAAAGTTTAGGAATTGCCAGAAAAATAGATGGTATTGGAAGGGTTACGCTCCCGATGGAAGTCAGAAAAGTAAACGTATGGAATGAAGGTGACCACATGGAATTCTTCACCGATGCCCACACGGTTATAATCCGCAAACTTGAAAGAGGTTGCACATTCTGCAAGGGCACAAGCGGTCTGAAGGAATTTGGCGGGCATGAGGTTTGCGGGCATTGCAGGGAGGATATGAGGAAGCTTTACAGAGAAGGGAAGGTGTAAGTTGTGCCAAAGGTAATGTGCGAATGGAACATGTGCCGGTTTAATTCCAACAAGGACCCGAACTCAGACGAAGCAGGAGAGTGCCAGTTTGAAGGTACTGTTGAGTTGAAAGACACAAGTAAGGAAAAGGAAGTCAACAAACTGGAGTGCCAGCAATTCGGATGGCAGGAGGCGGAGCAAGTTGAAGGAAAAGGTATATAGGTTTATCAAGCAGTTTATTGCGGAGAACGGTTATGCTCCGACAGTGAGGGAGATTGCCAAAGGTGTTGGATGTGTTCCTTCCACGGTTCATCATTATTTGCAGGCTTTAAGGTACGAGGGCTGTATTGATTATAAGCCGCAGATGCCCAGGATTATTGTCATTCTTAAGGAGGTGTCTTAATGCCATACCCAGTAATCCAAAGAAATGACTATGTTGACAGCATAGAGTCTGTGGAATCTCTGCAGGAATCGGTAACGGCGCTGATAACAGACTACATATTGCAATTGCAGAAGCAGATTCAAGAGCTGACCGCGGAGAATGAAAACCTGAGAGCGGAAAAAGAAAAAGCCCGGTAAGGGGCAGATAAAAGTATCTATAGTAAATATAACATGAGGGGAGTTAAAAAGCAAATGCAAAAGATTGAGGAAAAAGTAGACCTTTCAAAAAAAAGTGTTGGAAATTGACTTGGAAAGCATGATTTTCAATGCTATGAGGCAGGATCTCAACGAGGAAATCTTGCGGGGCGTGAAAAATGTGTTTGACGAAAAGTTCGAGTCTGCGGAAATATCTTTGAAAATAAATCTGGAAATACCAAATGCATACGAAACGTTCCGAAAAGTCGACAAAGAAACAGGCGAAGAAATGAGCGAAGTGTTCAAGTACCGCAAACCAGTATTCAAGCACAACATTACCACCACGCTCAAGAAACAATTTAAGCAGGATGGTACCTATACTGAGGCAAGAGATATTCAGTTCGAGGATGGCAGGTATATTGCGGTACCGGTTAAACAGGCACAAATGGACATGTTTGAATAGTCAACCATTCCTTCGCCCCCTTCCTCTACACTACCAGCCCACCGAGCGGCGTTTGCGTGTTGAGACCTGGGCGGGGGATATACAGAAAGTGAGGTAAAAAAATGTCAGGTTGTGAACTTATAGGATGCAAGTATTATGTTGACAACAAATGCACTGAACCTTTTGACTATGTAAATAAAAATACAGGCGAAGATATGTGCAGCAGGAATGATGATGCGATTCCGAGAGAGGAATACGAAAATGGACAGGTTTTGGAATGACGGTCCCGGATCACCATATGAGGATAGCAAATACTTATTTGAAAGCGAGGATGAAGAAATGAACGAACACGAACAGCAGCAACAAGCACTAACCATCACCCAAAAAGTACAGGCCTTTACTGTAAAAACGCAGCAGGATTATGACAACGCCACCGAGGTCTGCAAGGACATAAAGGCTAAAATCAACAAGGCAGAGGAAGAATGGAAGCCATTAAAGGCCAAGGCACACGAAGCGTGGAAAGCTCTATGCGCAAAGGAAAATGAAATGCTTGATAAATTCAGGCAGGCAGAGAAGATAATCAAAGACAAAATGACCACCTTCCAACGTCAACTGATGGAGGAACAAAGGATTCAGCGAGAGGAACAGGAACGTTTCCGCAAAGAGGAAGCAGACAGACTTATGAAAGCAGCGGAGGAAGCGCAGCAGGAAGGCATGGTGGAACATGCTGACTATTTAGTTGAGGAAGCTGCAAAAGCAGAGGTAATGAGGTTTGAGCCGATAAAGCAAGTTAAGACAGCGGGAACGGCGACACGCATAGTCTGGAAAGCAAGAGTCACCAACGATGCAATAGTCCCAGCCTACGCAAATGGCATGTGTATACGCAAGGTTGACGAGGCTGTGTTGAATAAGCTTGCAGGATTGGTAAAAGGCAAGTCAGATATACCCGGCGTGGAGTTTTACGAAGATGTCAGCATCGCAGTATCGAGGGGGTAGTTATGAATCTATATCAAAAGCTTATCGAAACCAGGAAAGAAGTCCCGTACTTGCAAAAAGAAAATCAAGGCGAACAGTACAAATATGTTTCCAGTAGTCAGGTATTAGGCAATATTAAGGCCAAGCTTGATGAATTAGGCATACTGCTGATTCCATCTGTTAAAAGCCATTTAGTGACAACTTCATCAATAGAATTTTTCAATGAAAAAAACAACGTCACAAAGCGCACAAACACATACTTTACCGAACTCGACATGATTATGACATGGGTAAATGCTGAAAAGCCAGATGAAAAAATAGAGTGTTCATGGTACGGTCAAGGCGTGGACATAGCAGGTGAAAAGGGAGTAGGCAAAGCCCTTACATATGCAGAAAAATACTTCATGTTGAAATTCTTCAACATTCCAACCGACAAAGATGATCCTGATGCTTTTCAGAAGCGCATGGACGATGAAGACCCACCGAAACAACCTCAAAAGCCACAGAATGCCCCACAACAGACTAAACCTGTCGGCAATGACAATCATGCACCGGAACACTCACAAGCAGCCAAAAACGATCCTAGCGACCTTGAAAAGCGTGCGTCAAAAATATACTTTACCATGACAGGCAATAAAGAAGGGCAGAACGGTTGGCCTTTGGAACAATACAAGCAATGGCTGAAGGACTTCAAAGAAGCTGGCGCAATATCAACAGACTATGGTAAGAAATGGACAGAAAAAGATATAGCGTTCCTTGAGCTACAGCTTGTCGAGCTACCTTTCTGATGCAAGTACAGCAATTCCCCAAGCCGACACACAAGCGAAAAGTTGAGAAGGTACAGAAGATAAAGATGCAGGAACGCCGGGAATGTTGGGTAACGCACCAGATTACGGCGTACATTTCAATCCTGTGTTTGACTTGGAGTTGAAACAGGAGGGACAGAGGCGGTTTGAGGCGAGGTATTCAAGAGATGAATTCTACAGGATATTTGGGAGGTATTACACATGAGTTGCGAAATAGAACATCCAATTTTATTCAGTACAGCAATGATAAAGGCAATTCTGGACGGTAAAAAGAGCATGACAAGAAGGATCATAAAATCTAAAACGCTAGACAAATTTATAAATCTTATCTGGAATCCAAACGAGAATGTTTGTTATTGCCCATATGGTAAGGTTGGCGACATTCTCTGGGTTAGGGAAACGTGGGGGAATTATTCTTATGATGAACCAGAAAGCAATGTAGTATATTTCATGTATCGTGCGGATTACCCAGATAATGCAAAAGGTTATTGGTATGAGCCGGAACAAATTAACTGGTGTGACCTTCCACGTTGGCGCCCCTCTATCCACATGCCACGTAAGGCCTGCCGTATTCGCTTAAGAATCACTGACGTTAAGGTTGAACGGTTGCAGGACATTACAAAGGAGGATGCAAAGGCGGAGGGAATTGCTGAAACAGAAATCGTAAAAGCCTATAATTCTATTTTTAAACATAAAGGCGGTTTCGCGGATGATGTTGCAAAGCAAGAATTAACAAGGCTTTTCGGTACAGACAATGAATATATTTACACATTCAAAAACTTATGGAACTCCATAAATTATGACCGTGGCTATGGTTGGGACTTGAATCCATGGCTATGGGTAGTAAGTTTTGAGAGGGTATCTCCATGAAAGCACTATGCAACGCCATCCGCATCTCCTACAACGAGCACAACCATCCTGAACTCACTTTATCCCTCACCTGTTCCCGGCATGAGATAGCCACCGATCTGCAGGAACTAAAGGATGTGTTGGCAAAAGGTAAACTGCTAAGTGTGGAGATAAAGCAACACAGGGTAAAACGATCACTAGACGCCAATGCCTACATGTGGGTCCTTCTCTCCGAACTTGCCGCAGCCCTTCACACCACCAAAGACGAACTATACCTTGTCATGCTTGAGCGGTACGGCGTATTTACTCATGTAGTAGTCAAGCCCAATGTAGTTGACAGGGTAAAGCAGGAATGGCGAACAGTCAGGGAGTTGGGAGAGGTGACAATAAAGGGGCAGACAGGGATACAGTTACAATGCTTTTTCGGTTCTTCAACCTACGACACCGCAGAAATGGCAAGGCTGATTGATGGAGTGGTCAGCGAATGCAAGGAAGTAGGCATAAACACTTTGACACCGGCAGAGCTTGCGCTGTTAAAACAGGAGTGGGGTAAGTAGTGCGTAATTTAAAAATAATGCGAAGTAAAGAGGGCTGTTATGAGAAATAAGTTTAAGGGAACTTGCTACAGATGCGGCAAAGAAGTTTTGCCAGGTAAAGGTCATTTTGAAAAGATCATTGGTACTAAAAATAGTTGGAGAGTCCAACACGCAGAGTGTGCAATAAAATTCAGAGGTAAAAAATAATAGCGCGTAATAGGGATAATCCGCAGTAGCGACAATAGGGGAAAGTGAAATGGAAACTTTAGACGGTAGATTAGTTGAAGCAGACGAACCGAGATTTTTATTAGACCCCGACAGTGTATGTTATGGCTGTCAATTCTATGAATCAGGGTTATTTGATGATGAATGTACAACACCTGAACCATGCATACAAGGAAACATGAACGGTTACAGGATGGATGGATAATTTCTCATACTCCGGTGGGGCTTCGTGCCCCGCCAGTTTTAAGGCACTTGTGGATAATGTGGATAAAAAGGTAATTATCTGTGGATAAAACTTCAAGAACTCAGTAAAATCAACACTTTCAGGGCTTTATATGATAAAATACATGCAGAACACATATTCGAGAATGGGGGTGAAAAATTGCCCGGACCACAAAAAGAAAATGGATATACACCGATAGCCAATGAAATAATGGAACAGTTATACAAGCTTCCTTTCAATGGCACACAATTCAGGATTATTCTTGCGGTTTTTAGGTATACTTATGGATTCAGCCGAAAGGAGCACGAACTGTCAGAAACTTTTATTTCGTCATGTGTAAGCGCCAGTAGGCGGAATGTTCAAAGGGAGATAAAGGCTTTAATTGCTATGGATATCCTGAAAGTAACCAAACAAGCGTCATTTAATGCCACAAGGGAACTCGCTTTCAACAAGCACTATGAGGTATGGCGAATTAGTCACCTGGCGGCGAACTCGTCACCTGGTGACAAACCTGTCACCACAGGTGGCGGCGAACTCGTCATCACCCCAAGCAGCGATAAATTAAAAGAAAAAAACTTGCAGCCCAGCGGTGACAATGTTTTTGATGGGGTGGTGGCGAATCCGTCATCAGGCGGCGAACAGACCGCCCAAGATAAACAATATATTAAAACAAAATATAAAACAAAAGAGCAAAAACCTAAAAAGCAAAATCCTAACACCATATTGATAAACTTTTTTTGCGACGAGTACAAAATCAAATTTGGTAACCCGTATATGCCGAATTGGAAAAGGGATGGAGCCATAATAAAAGATTTCCTTGACAATGAGTATACAGCAGACTACATGAAAACTTACATCACATGGTTCCTCAACTCCAACGATGAATACCTTAATAAAGTCGGGTACTCAATACCACTACTTAAAACAAGACTAGAAAAATACCACCTAAAGCAAAAGAAAGAGTTGAGCAAATACCCAGATCAATCAAATTACTTTAAAGGAGGCAGCAATGTACCCGAATAATATTGACCTTGAAAAAAGTGTGCTAGGCTGCTTGTTGTCTGGGAAAATAGACAGAATTATTGAACTTAGCGAAAATGACTTCTTAAATGAATCAACTAAATTCGTTTACAAAGTAATAGCTTTCATGTACGAAAAGCAGCAGCCAATAGACACTGTAACCGTGTCCGACAAAATGAGCAAGCGCCTGCCAGATTCCCTTAAATATGTGACCGACCTAGTTAACGGTATCCCAACACCAGAAAACATAAGCCACTACGTAACCGAGTTGCAAAAATACACTATGGCAAGGGAAGTCATAAAAGCGTCGGATAAAGCAAGAGAAATTGTAGAGACAGGGAATTATGAAAATGCAGTATGCCTAAAAAACGATGTGCAACAGTTGTTTGACATAAAGACTTTCATTAAAAGGAATGACGATTACAAGATATCCAGCATAGTAAAACGGGCCAGGAGAGACATGGAGGAAAAGTCTATTGCGAAGGATAATGGGAAGCTTTTTACCGGGTACTACGACCTTGACAGGATAACCGCAGGACTTCACCCAGAGGAGTTCACATTGATTGCCGCCCGGCCCGGCGTAGGGAAAACAGCCTTTGCACTTCAACTCATGCTTAAATTGGCAGAAAAAGGAAATAACTGTTTGTTTGTATCTCGCGAAATGTCAAGCTTGCAGATAGTAAAAAGAATCCTTTCCAGTGTATCCGAAGTAGATGGGCATAAAATGAGGCTATGCAGAACCCTTGACGATGCAGATTGGCAGAAAATAGGAATAGCTGAGGATAAAATAGAAACCCTTCCTGTCGAAATAAACGACAAGCTTTCAACCGTCCAGGAAATCCGGGCATACTGCCGAGAACTCAAAGTGCAAGATAGACTTGACTTGCTGATAGTTGACTATCTGCAGCTTTGCAAGTCAATGAAAAGAACAGAGGGACGGCGGCAGGAAGTCGAAGATATATCCCGGACATTAAAAGAAATGTCCTTGGAATTTGGAATCCCAGTTATAGCGCTCAGCCAACTTTCAAGGGAAAGTGTAAATTCAGGAGAACCAGAACTACATCACTTAAGGGAATCTGGGAGTCTCGAACAAGATGCCGACAATGTTATTTTCCTTCACGTTCCGAAAGACACTAACGAACAAGCAGAAATGTTCGAAATTAAAATTATAGTAGCAAAACAGCGTAACGGAGCCACAGGGTACATAATGCTGAGATATTATAGGAGGACATTTAGACTATGCAACTTAATGTGATTTCCAGAGAGCAGGCCGCGCTCGAATTCATAGACAGTACTTATACGATCGCCATTGCACAAATGAGGGATATGCCATACAAGGAGTATCTCAAAACAGCACATTGGCAACATTTCAAACAAGAGACGTTGAAGTTTTATCGATACACATGCCAATTATGTGACGGAAAGAATAAGCAATTAGATGTGCATCACAGAAACTATAACTATCTGGGATGTGAAACTTTCAATGATGTAATCGTGATCTGCGACGATTGCCACGGTATACATCACGGGAAGGAGGTCACATGAAAGCACTCACACCTGAACAAATAGAGCAAGTCCGGAAGGAATATGCAAGCGGCAAGACAGATATGGAACTGGCAATGAAATACCTAGTGCATTACAGGACAATACAGAATTACTGCAAGGGGATAAAGCGGAAGAGGAGGGCGGGGTAATGGAATTATACAGAGATCACTTCCAGAATTACAAAAGGTACAGCATTCCCAAGGCCCAACTCATCATAGCAGACATTCCCTTCAACCTCGGCAATTGGGCTTATGCTTCAAATCCAAGCTGGTATAAAGACGGCGACAACAAAAACGGTGAAAGCGAGCTTGCAGGGAAAGCTTTCTTTGACACCGACAAAGACTTCAAGATACCAGAATTTATGCACTTTGTATCAACAATGCTGAAGAAGGAGCCCAAGGAATCAGGACAAGCAGGCTGCATGATTGTGTTTTGTGAATTTGAACAGCAGTTTATACTAATAGAAGAAGGCAAGAAATACGGCTTTAATCACTACATAAACCTTGTTTTTAGAAAGAATTATTCGGCGCAGGTCTTAAAAGCCAACATGAAAGTAGTCGGGAACTGTGAATATGCAATGCTTTTTTACAGGGACAAGCTGCCGAAATTCCGCAACAATGGCAAAATGATATTCAACTGTGTGGATATTCCTGAAAACCAGTGTATGGACTATGAGCGTGATACTGAAACGCCAAAATTGCATCCAACTCAGAAGAGCATTCATGTTTTGAAAAACCTTATCAACATTTTTACAGACGTTGGGGACGTAGTAATCGACCCATGCGCAGGAAGTGGCGTGACCCTACTGGCAGCGGAGCAGTTGGGCAGGAAGTCGTATGGATTTGAAATCAAAAAGGTATTCGTTGACGGCTTCAATTCCAAGCTGGCGCAGAACGTGCAGACTACCATATTTCAGCAGGAAGCAAGGCAAAAGCAACCGCAAAATCAAACAAGTCTATTTTGAAAGGAGGGTTTAAATTGTTAGAGGTCAACAGGATTTACAATATGGATTGTATTGAGGGAATGAAGCTTATACCTGACAGCAGTGTTGATTTGATAGTTACGGACCCTCCGTATTTAATCGGCTACAAGACAAACAGAAGGCAAAACAAGGAGCATGCTTTTTGCAGCACCATTGCAAATGACGATAATCCCGAGTTGATTGTGAATTATATTGCAGGTTGCTACAGGATAATGAAAGACGATACAGCTATGTATATGTTTTGTAGCTTTGATAAAGTGGATTTTTTCAAGCAGGAGCTTTCTAAATTCTTCGCAATAAAAAACATGATTATATGGGTTAAGAATAGCCATACAGCAGGGGACTTAGAAGCCCAATTTGGAAAACAGTATGAAATTATATTCCTCGTTAACAAAGGGCGGGCACAAATAAGAGGTAAGCGCATTACGGACATATGGAGGGAGGAAAGGGTTGTTGGGAATGAGCAACTCCATCAAAATCAAAAGCCGCTATACCTTATCGAAAAGTGCATTTTAAAACACAGTGACGAGGGGGGGCTTGTGTTTGATGGATTTATGGGAAGTGGCACAACGGCGGTTGCGGCTCATAACTTCAAGCGCAATTTCTTAGGGTTTGAATTGGACAAGGGTTATTATGACATAGCACAAAAGAGGCTTGATGCAGTAATGGCACAAGTAAGCATGTTTTAACTAAAACTGTAAAGGAGAGGGAGAAGGATGAAAGGTTTATTTTATTTTAGCTTTAACAAAACAGCATGGAGGCAAAAAACTTTAGCAATAGGCATCGGCAGATATGTTATAGACGGTTGTGATTATATACCTAGATATTATTTGGCGATAGGGATAAATCTTATATTTTGGTATCTGACTTTCGCCGTGAGATTATCAAGTAAGGAGGCTGAGTAGATTGAGTGAGAGTCAAGAACAGCAAGCCCTATTCCAATGGGCAGCAATAGCTGAAAGACAACATCCAGAACTGCGCCTACTACACGCCATACCAAATAGCGGTAAACGCCACATCGTAACAGCGGTCAGGATGAAAGCAGAGGGGCAAAAGGCAGGAGTGAGCGATATATTCCTTCCGGTAGCAAGAAAAGGCTTCCATGGACTGTATATCGAGTTAAAAGTAAAGGGTGGCAGACTGACAGAGAAGCAAAAAGAATGGATACAGCTAACCATATTGCAAGGTTACATGTCAATTGTATGCGTAGGGTGGGAAGATGCCAAGATGGAAATCGAGGGATATTTGGAGGGTGGAAAATGAAACCACTACAGTACATAACAGCCTTAATACTCACCATTGCTTTAATACTTGTCCTATTTGCCACAAATCACGCAAAAACGAATACAGACACGTCCAAAATAAAAATTAGCTTCACGGGGCAAATAGAGCCTGTGAAAGTGGAATACGGAGAATTGCTGGAGAGGTTGGAGGAATTGGCAAGGGAGAATCTTTTACTAGAGCAAGAGAACAACGATTTGAAACATCAAGCGGAGGCGTTTGGGTGGCTAAAGAAAAGTATGGATAAGGAGGGAGTGAACCCATGAGCGATTTCGGAGATTACAAACACGTTAAGACAAGAAAACCACATCACTGTGTGTATTGTGGCAGAACTATACCAGCAGGCACAAATGCCAGAAACTATCACGGATTATGGCAAGGAGACTGGCAGAATTGGTACACTTGCGGATTCTGTGAAAAGTTTGTTGAGCCTCAGTATGGCGAACCTGGCGAAGGTATTTCCGGAGACGAATTCTCAGAATGGCTTCGAGACTCAGATCATTTCAGATGTAAAAAATGTGAAAACAGCCATTACAGACACCACAATGGCCACAATTGGATTGATCTGACACATATTGAAATGGCGTGTGGAGATTGTGGCAATGAATGGATTACTGAGATACCAATTGAAAGCGAGGAAAACTTATGAAACCTAAACCAGCTAAAATATACGTCAAAATCCCTCGCAAAATAACGCACATCCTAAAGCCCGATAGCGACATAACATACTGCGACATGCGGGTATTCGTGGACGAGAAGCATATACACGCCAAGAAGCCGAGAGGGTTATTGTGTGAGATTTGTAGAGAGGAAAGCGAGGTTGATGAGATATGAAAATCCGCAGATATCAAAAAGCCCATCTATGCAAGCATATAAAGCGCACGGGCAATGTACTTGTCTTTGTAAAGCCTACGTGTCCAACAGTGCAAAAATGGCCCAGTGTTGATTATGTGGCTAAAGCGCACTGTAGAGCTTGTGAATATTTTGAATTAAAGGAAAGCGAGGTTGAGAAGGAATGACAGAGGAACAGAGAAAAAACCGCAACGAAACAAGTATAAAAGTACTTACAGATATGTGCGAGGAACAGAAAATGTATTACAAATACGACAACAACAGCCTTAACCGCAGATTTGAATACGATTTAAAAATAATGGCTTTGTCGGTAGCTATTGAATCTATAAACACTACCGAAGCCTTACAACAGGAACTTGACAGCTTGCGGAAGTGCTATGATGTGACAAATGAGAGCTGGAAGCAACAACAGCAGGAGATAGAACAGTTGAAAGCCTTTACTCCAAAGCACGGTGAATGTATTTATGATGCTGAACAGATACGGCTGATAATGGCACAAAACAAGCGACTACAGGCACAGGCGGGAAAGGCGATAGAGGTTTTAACCGAATGGGAAACGTTAATTGTGAGCGGGCAATTTAAACATGACAGATGCACCAATAATTTAATCCATGAAGCCCTTTCCTTCCTGAAAGCAGGTGACATATGACACCGCAACAGCAAAAAGCAATTATCACACGCCTAGTCCATAGTCAACTGATCTCTGAAAGAGTAGAGATAAACCGCCGGGCAATCACAGCCGTAATAACGGCAGTAGCGGTATCTTTGCATGATAAATATGACTGGAAACCAGATGAAATTAACAAGCTAGTTAAACTGACGGTAAATGAGTTTGAGGCTATAAACGAGAAGTATTTGACACTGGATGAATTGCTACAAATGGCAGAGGATATGGGGATAGTGATGTAGCACAAAATATAAATAATGCGCAATAAATCCATGTATATTAGTGGATTATGATGTAAGGAAATGGAGATAAAAGAATGGGCAAAATTACGCAAATGGCGTTCAATCGGAAAGAAGCTTCTCAGTATCTTGGAATTTCAGAAAAGACACTTGATAAGGCGCTGCAATCCGGGGAGATAAAATTTCGAAGGATCGGCAAGGCAATGCTGATACCAAAGGTGGAACTGGATCGGTTCTTGGAGGGAGATAGGATATGAGTATATTTTTTAAGATTTCAAGTGATGCAAAGATGGGCGTTGATACCGAGACTGGAGAACCCTGCCCAGCTTATATGAAGATAGCTGGATTTGATTTTGCAGAAGGAACACCCGAAGAGGACATAAAAAAAGCAGTATTGACATTGCTTCCCAAAGACATGATTCAACCTGAACACCTAACCATAATCACTGAAAAAGATTATATGGAAAGCACCGGTGAAGATGACTCAGATCAGGATATTGAGGATGAGGACAATTATTCTGACTATGACGAAGAATTCGAAGAATAAGTAAAGACGACATGACGATATTACAGAAAATAAAAATAATGCGAAGGAGAGAGGATATGAAAAAATACAAATTGGAATTCATACTTAGTGAAAAGGGTCTTGCTGTTAATGGCGAAAATGAAGGATTTGAACCATTAGAGTTGTTGGGACTACTTTCGTGGAAAAAACAAGATATTGAAAACCAACTTTTTAACGGCATCAAACCTGATATCATTTCAAGAAAAGTTATAACTGAATAATTCACATAATCAGGATAATGCGAAAGAGGATAAGCAGGAGGTGAGGGGTTTGGCATTGGCTGATTATAAAATTTGGTTTGAAGCAGAATATAAACATCCGCCCGGAATGAAATGTATCGAATCGTTCCTCCGGCTTTATCCGCCCAAAGAGTATGATCCGACAGTGGAAAAAGTTAGTTATATTGTGCCGGAAGAATTTTGGAGAGAAAACCCATTAGACGGGTGAGGGAGGTAATCAATTGAATTTTTGTAAGTGTGGGAGCATAACAACCTTTGGCGTATGTAGCAACAAGCATTGTCCCGAGACAAACAGAGAGGCTACGGAATTGATAATAGACGGTACGGAGTATAGATTTAAAGAACCGGTGACACGTAAAAAGGCTGTAGAATTAAAGCAGGCAGGATCAAAACTAATAATTAAGCAGCCGACCCCGATCAAAGAAAATGAGCACAAGATATGGGTAAATACTCCAACGTGGTGAGGTAACTATGGGAATGACAGAGAAGGACCCGCGCCAAATTGCATATATAGCCCTTCTGGTAGCAATTACATGGTATAAGTTGATAGATTCTGAACAAGCGTTACGAATTGCGCGTGGGAGATCATCTGCTAAACCGGGGAGGAAACTCACGCCGGAGCTTCGGGAACAGATTATGAAACTTACCGAGAATCCAAATTTCAGGACATTCAACGGGATAGAGAAGAAATTTAAGATAAATCGATTTGACATTATAGAGAGTGAGGGTAAATGGCAAATGATAAAAATAGACAGCCTTATAAACAGAATCATGGTAGCTTTAATAAATTCTACAGAGCAGACAATTAAACAAGACGTAATTCCTATTTTAAAAATTATCAAAAAGCTATGCACAGAATGCGCGGCGCTCGAATGTGAGAAATGTACGGCAAACAGAATAATGTGCGGAAAGCTTACTTTTTGCGACAAGATAATGGAAGTAGAACCAACCTTGGAAGAATCAAAAGAACTACTGGAAAACCTTAAAATAAGCATCGTGCGACAACTGTGCGACAACTGTGCGACATATACAGATCTAGGTGGAAGGGCAGTAAAAAGAAGTGTTCGAATAGATGAAAAAGTTATAGAAAAAATTGATAAATACCTTGAATACCATCCTCAATTAAAAAACCAGGATTTTTATAGCTTTGCATCTTTGGAATACATGGAAAGGCATAAGTAATGCAGTAAATAAAAATAATGCGTAGGAGGGTTTTATGTGAGCAAGTTTGATTATAGCACTTTTTATGGTGGGTATGACGAATTGGCAGTAAGCAAAGAAAAGTACACCAAAGAACAGGCGATAGAAATTGCAAAAGTAGAATTAGAATCTTTTAAAAAGCCTTATTCAATAGCAGTCGGAGAAGCGTATGTAAGACATAGAGCAGGCAGAAATGAAGATGGAGAGCCCTGCGTGGGGTGGTGGCTTGAATATAAAAACAGTAATAGAAGCTGCCCTGTGTGGTGTTTTCACAAGGAGCGGAAACAGGAAAGATTCCCAAACTACGATTATATCGAAGTCACATAACCAGGAAAATACGCAAAAAAAGAGAGCCAGAGCATTCAACTCTGACTCTCAAATTGTCTTATATACCTGTACAACTGTGACCGGCTTTTCCCGATTAACCTTGCAAACTCTTCCCCGATAATCTCACCCAGTTTGAATTGGCTGTAATACTTTTCAAATTTTTCTGGCAACTCAACCGCAGGCCGGCCGAACCAAACACCTGTTTTGGTGCCGTTTATCTTTGCGCTGGCGACTCCTTCCCGGATGCGGTCGTTTATCAGCCCCCTTTCCATTTCAGCCACAGCGCCCAGGATGGTCAAAAGAAATTGGTACATGTGGCCGCTGGTGTCAAAGCCCTCCTTGATAAAGTGGACGGTTACGCCCTGCTCCCGGAAGTATCGGCACAGTTCCCGGAGGTCGTCAACATTACGGCCTAATCGGGAAATTGCTTCACAGTAAATGTGATCGCCTGCTTTCGCTTCAGCCTTAAGCTTAATCAGCGCTGGCCGGTCTGCATTTTTACCGCTCAATTTATCAATGTATCTGCGGTCTAATTTGATTCCATCCATGCAAAGTTCCTGACGTTTTTCGTTCTGATGGGTAGTGGATACACGCTCATAACTATAATTCATTGCAATACCTTCCCTTCAAATTCCACACAAGCAGCCACTACTCCACCTGGTTTCCTTAGTGTTTCAAGTGGGCAAATTGATACTTCCATAATTCCTCCTTGACATATTTTTTATATGGGTATAAAATAAAACTGTCGGAATAACCGGGCAAGCCCCGGATTCACGTTGGATTGAAATTTAATTATATACTATTGCTTAAGAGCAAGGAGAGAGGCCGGAATACCCGGCCTTTTCTCTATTTTAATGACCAAGTTGTAGTAGTTTCGTAGTTCATATAGTACCAGTCTTTCCATGTTTCGTGTGGCAATGTCGATACATCGTAAGCTTTTCTTTTTTCACCCGGATAACTGTCGTTGATATAGTCATAATTAGAGCATAAATTGCCATCAAACGATACTTTATTGGACGTGTGTGTTTCAGTTTTTTGGAGCCTGCGTAATACGTTTAGGTCAAATCCTTTATCGAGACAATTTACCCAAACGTAATCACCATCAACCGTTTCCGCGCCCATAGAAGCCTTACCCTCATGGTATGCCCGATTGACCGCCGACATTACCAACCCCAGTTCATGACCCGTCAATCTGCCTGCAAGCTCTTTACCTATAAGTTTTTTGATGTGTGCTACTGTCTGACCGCCCTTGAAGCCGTCATAAGCTGCCATTGCGCGGGATTCTTTGTTACCTTTTCGTGGATTAAAAAATTCTGGTACTGGGTTATTGGTGCAGTCCATGCCATAGTTGACGAGCGAACAAGTGGTACAATCTCCGTTGTTTTGTGTGCAGTATGATTTCATAAGGCACCTCCAAGATATATTCGGCTATATTCCCCGCCGTGGTTCAAGTGTGCGCTTTACCCTGCCACACCTAGCAGCAATATTAATAATTCGCCATTTTCCTGTAGATTCCTGCCTATTCAATATTCCTGATATCGATCTCGCCGTACTTCTCGTACCATTTCTCGTACAGCTGTTTATAGTCTGTATTTCCGGTCCGTGCATATTCATTCCATAATGCCTGCTGGATAAGTGATTTCAGGTATTCGTGGCGTTCTTGTGGCATGGGATCAACTCCTTTTTTCCGGACTTGTGACCGAACCCCTTCGGGTGTGCATTACCGGGCAGTCCTCCATGCTGCCGTCACTCTGCATTATTTCAAACCTGCCATTATGGATCTGTTTACCGCAATGATCCGCATGAATTTAATTTTAAGCTCGTAGTCCTTGCGGTACTGCTCATTGGTAGCCATTTTTACAAGGTGGATAAGTTTAGGCATATGAGGAAACCTCCATTCTTTTAATATTCGCTTGGTAATAATACCGTTGTATAAGACCTGTCTGCTTCTGTGATAATCCAAACCTTTTCGCCTGAAATACTCTTATAACTTGATAAAAGCCTGTCGCCATCTTGAAGTGCTTCCTCGTTTACTTGTGCATCATCCGGGCAAATATCGCCCCAGTCCCCGAAGCTATGGCGCATGATTAAAGTGTCAATCTCAAGATGCCCCAATAAATTGATTGCTGCCGGTGTGGCCACAACTCTACCGAGTGGAAATTTCGACTTGACCTGCATATAAACCCCTCACTTTCATACTTTTTGAGTACGGGCTGCCTGAGATATCTTGTATGCTGTCTCAACTATAAAAGCCATAAAATCGTTTGTCATAAATGCTCTGGGATTCTCTTCCTTTGCCTTGATTTTCAAACGTGTTTCCTTTACACTTTCTTCCGTCATGCTCCTATAGCCCACATCAAGCAAATGACTTACTGCCATTATAAAATACGGCAGTCCGACATCATTAAGGATACCTTCCAACTTTGGATTATTGACTTTTTTCATATAAATACCTCCATAAATTTATTTGTTCTGGCTTAAAACCATTATCCGGCCTGCAATTGTGGGGGATTGTTTTCATCTCTCAAATATCGTTACACATGCTCTGTTAAGTTCAAACGCTATTGACGTAATGCCGTAATCTGTAATGCTATGCTCTTTAATGTTCTTGGCCATTTCAATTATGTCTTTTGTACTCAAATTTTCTATTCTGTCGAATTTCATAAGATATTCATATTCTTCATTAGTTCCGCAAGTATACCAATTTTTCTCTACGCATAAGGCTCTAATAAGTTCCCTTGTGATAGTTCTTTTTTCAACATATATCATATCTGTCACGCTCCTATTCATATTTTTGTTTTTGCAGGCTCGATAATGGTCTTAAGATTCAAGCTTCTCCGTCCCGCTCCGCCTATACTGTGCTATGCACTTCGGCGTATATCCTGCTATCAGGTTCATCGGGAGAAACTTTTAAGTTGTCAATGTGCTGCGTTCGATAGCTTTATGATACACCCACATTACACCCAATACAACCGCAAAATAAAACCGCTACGGTTAAATAGCGGCAATTTGGATTAATTATTTCGGGTTTAACTCGCTCAATCTCAAAATATCTCCGTTTTTTAAGTTTTTTCGGAATTCTGCAATTTCTTCTTTCCGGCTCCGATACTCTGCATTTATCAGGTTTGTAACGGTTTGAGATAACGTTAATGAATCTAAATCAGCCAAGTCGACAAGTTTATTTTTTATTGCTGGCGGAAATCGAAAAGTTGTTTTCGGCGTTTCCTTTGGTATTTGTAAGTATTCGTTTTTGTTTGTTCGTTTCATAAGCGCCCTCCTTTGTAATACATTGTACACCCAACAGCATATATGGTCAAGAGGGAAACAGCAGAGCGGGAAAACAAGGTAAAATTATAGTAGGATACAAATAATGTAGGAGAGTGATAACATGGCAAGACCGCCTAAATATACAGATGCAGATATTGATGAGGTACAAAGATTGATAGATCAATATTTTATTGATTGTGACGGCAAGCCGATTATGGTAAAAGACCCTGACACCGGTGAGGATATACCCTATTTAGATAAGTATGGACAGCCTGTAATGATTGGCGTAAGACCAGCAACGGTAACGGGATTATGTATCGCGCTGGGATTTACTACCAGGCAAGCGCTAATTAATTATGAGGATGAGGGTAGAGATAATCCGTTGTTAGTAGACGCTATTACACGCGCAAAGCTTAGATGTCACCAGTATGCGGAGGCTAGGCTCTATGACAAGGATGGCGCAAATGGTGCAAAATTCAGCCTTGCAAATAATTTTGGTTGGGTTGATCGCTCTGAAGTAATACAACACAATGACATATTACTGGAATCATCAGAGGAAAGACGGAATCGGATTCTTGACTACCTGCAACGCCCGATCATTGAAGGTGTGAAAGCGGAATACCAGGTATTGCCCGAGCCAGATCAAGATGAATAAAAAAGGGGCTTTTTAGCCCCTCATATTTCTATATTGTGTATTTGCTCACCCTTATCATTAGTTATTCCCTTGCCGGATATCTTTATATTAAATTTTCTCTCCAAACCCTTTATGTCCAAACCGAGCAGTTTATAGTATAGTGTTAAAAGTCTGCTAGATATTTCATATTCCGTCATGCCTTTATTGTCTGCGTATTTTATCCCCACGCTGTTAGCAAATCCTACAGATATGCGAATATTTGTTAAGTTGTATTCGATGCCGAGCGTGAATTTTTCTCCCCTGTAGTCCCATGTTTTGTTTCTTATGCTCATTTTAAATCCTCCTATAAATTCAAATTAATATAGATGTTTTTGATATCGTCCTGGGTAATACCGATGTACCGCAAAGTTATGGATGGCGCGCTGTGATTAAACGCCTGCTGCAATAATGTAATGTCAATACCCTGTTTGTAAGCCCAATAACCGAAAGTCTTTCTTAATGTATGGGTTCCAATGTTGATATCAAGCCTTGCTTTTTTTGCGGCATCATTAAGTATTGTCCATGCTTGAACTCTTGATATAGGTTGATTGACCCCCTTCCGGCTGTAGAATATAAAATCATTGTCTTTCAGTTTTCCATTGCCCAAATAGGTTTTTACCGCTTTGCAGGTTGTGTCATTAAGTGTTATGATTCTTTGCTTGCCTGTCTTAGATTCTTTCAACTTAATAGATTGTCCTGCAACATCTTTCACTCTTAAACCCAACAGATCAGATATTCTAAGCCCTGTATTAATGCCCAGTGTAAATAAAAGCAAGTCTCTCTCATTTGTAAAGCTCTTTTTCATTTTCTCAATCTGTCTCTTATCCTTGATTGCTCCGACCTCATTCATTTCCTCGCCTCCTTTCAATATAACTTAACCTTATCTTATTGTATGCTATTGTGTTAGATTCGTAAAGCCTTGAAACAAATGATTGCACTTGATAATAGCCGTTAATGCCTTGATAATGCGGCATTATCTTCTGTTTTCTCAATCTAACTCATTCTTATTGTGTTAGATTGAGTTTGCTACAGTGTACCAGTCCCGGCATAGGGGGGGTAGGTCTGTTTTGGCTGGAGAGGCGGAAGGCTTCGAGGGGTGGGGTTTGTTCGACGGTGGTAGGTATAGGTACCCGCTTGACGCTATGCTTCTTCACCAATGTCAAAAAAGTTTCCTGCTTTTCCCCTTTCGACTATTCTTGCTCGGTAAAATCAGTGCCCGTCTTTTCGGTGATAAAATTGAGGTGTGGGAGATAAGTTCGCGTGGGGTTTTCAATCCAGACTAAGAGGAAAGTCCATAGCCACGATTAGCCCGGCAGTAGAGATTGAGTCAAAAGATATGTCCATATTTCGGTATATATAATGCCTTTTTTGTATCGTTTTCTGGACATATGAAGCTGGAGGCATTGAAAATAAAAGGTTTAAAGGAGATTTCTATATATGAGCCAAGCTAAAGAACCAAAAGCGCACGTTGTGAGTAAGGCGACCGGGGAAATAGTAACCGATCTGTATGAGGGTGATAGTATCCTACGAAAAGAAAGCAAGGAAGCGCATAGAAAAAATGAGGACTCTAAGAATGAATCTAAAAAAGCCTCTGAAACATTAGTCTGGAGTATGCAGAACTTTATGAAAATGAACACGGTTGAAGTCCGATTGTGGATGGATGAATTAAGTCAAGCTGAAAAAGCCTTTTTGTTCTCAATAGTCCCATGCGTTTCCTTTGATGATTGCCATTTGCAGACCCATTCAGGGGAAGATATCGGAACAGAAGATCTTATCAAAATTGCTAACATGTCACGTGGCCTTCTCTATGAAACCATTAAATCGCTGGCCAAAAAAGACATTATTTATCGGGGTAAAAACTCTAAAAACCGTCAGTATTTTGTGAATCCATGGCTTTTCTGTAAAGGAAATCGTATCAATAAGGTGCTTAAAACAATGTTCAAAAACTATAGAATCAAAATTCTTGGTGGGAAGCAATGGAAATACGTAAAAGACGGCAAGGAGTAACCTTATGATCGACATAACCGCCCACTCCCACAGTCGCATAAAACAACGCTGCGGAAAGTCCATGGACAGAATCGCCACAATAGCCTTTAACCGTGGCCTGACCCATTCTGAGACAAGCAGAATCCTGCGGCAGTATATATCGTCTCTATGCGATTACAATGGTGAGGCGAACAATATACGGCTGTATGGCGACAAGACTTATATATTTTGCAACGAGGTGCTTGTGACCGTTTACAATACACCGAAAAAGTACCTTCCCATAGTCAGGAAATTAATGAATCGGAGGGAATATGGCTGAAAATTCACAATATTTAACCCAAGAAGAAAGACTCCACCTACTGAAGCTGATTGAAAATAAGCAGGTGACGGAGGAAGAAGAAAAAAACATATTGGCGGTCCTTGAAGCCGAAGAAAAGGACCATTGTAAAAACAGTTGTGAATATTTCATCGACAGTCTGGTTTACATTGAGGATAAGGACGTGCCCGGAACTGTAGTAAAGTTCTCGATGTGGCCGGGACAGCGCAATGTCATATCTGCTTTTATTGTCCAAAGACTTAGTATCATTCTTAAAGCCCGACAATTAGGATTAACATGGCTTGCACTCGCTTATGCGGTATGGTGCATGATATACCGCGCTGGTTTTGCGGTGGTTGGTCTTTCCCGCGGCGATACCGAAGCAATGGAAATGGTTGAACGTGTAGCTTTTATTCTTAGATACTTGCCAAAGTGGTTAATCAGGGACAAAAAAGAGGTTCCCAAAAGTTACAGAGGGCTTACATACGAAATTACGGCACATTTAATTACCATAAATCATCCTGGTTCAGAAGCGGCGACATTTAAAGCGTTTGCAGCCTCTCCTGATAGTGGACGTTCCTTCACGGCTAACCTTGTCATAATCGATGAATGGGCATTCCAAGCTTTTGCAGAAGCTATTTGGACTTCTGCATACCCCACAATTAACCGTCCTACTGGCGGTCAAGTAATAGGGCTTTCTTCAGGCAAAAGAAATACATGGTTTGAATTCTTGTGGAACCAAGCCAAGTCAGGTAAAAACTCATTCTTTCCTATTTTCCTCAATTGGCGAACAGATCCCCGAAGGGACGATAGGTGGTATGCGGACACGAAGTCCAACCTTCCAAATACTTATAAGCAAGAGTATCCTTCCACTGAATCGGAAGCTTTTGCTGTTGGCCAAGGCGCATTCTTTGAAGAATTCAGCGATGAAATCCATGTGCCCGAAAAACATTGGGAACCTCCACATGACAGAAGATGGCCTATCATGGGAAGTTATGACCCTGGATTCAGTTCAAATGCCTGTTTCAAGTGGTATACTGTTTCACCTGATGGATGGGCAAGGTGTTTCCGTGAATATTATCCCCACAGGACTACCGATATGGAGCAGGTTAAAGAGATTCTTAAGCGGTCAGTTTATGCAGATGGTTCCAATATGGACTTTTATTACATTGTAGCCGATTCCGATGCGTGGACACCTTCTAGGGATTCAGGAAAAAGCACAGCAACTATATTTGCCGAAAATGGATTATCAATGCGACAGGCCGACAAAGACCTTTCTAATGGTTGGAGAAGGCTTCATGAATGGTTACGGCCTTTTGTTGGCAAAGATGGGAAAACCATGGAAGCATTATTGACCTTTACATATGACTGTGCAAATACAATTCGGTGCTATCCCGCGGCAGAACAATCAAAAACTAATCCAGAGGACATAAGCAACGCAAGTGAGCATCATGCCATTGACTGTGACAGATATTTTGTAATGTCCCGGCCATTGCCAATTGCTGATGAAGCCGAAAGAGCAAGGCGTAACTTTGACGAAGATACCGAACGCAGGAACGATTCAGACGATGATAGCCCGTTTAATTAGGCGAAGATAGCAGCGCAAAATTCCGTGATACAATTATTTTGAAGGGAGATGTCTGAGAGATGTCCAAAACCAATACAATAAATCAAAACAGTTCATTTGAATTAAGATTCAATCATGCCACAGGTCTATTTTCATTTAAGGAACTCAATTTCACATTTGAAGATGCAATTTGCTTATGCCGTTTTATACCCCAAATGGCATTTAAAATTGCTGAAGAAAATCCAGAAAAGTACGGTTGGATGATTGGTAAGAATTTTTCAGGCAATAGCATTGGAAGTGTTGGCAAGGAGGCATCCCATGAAGCGTAGAATTTCCGTAGAGGATTTAAACCAACTCACAGAGGAACAGAAGCAGAAACTAAGGGAATGGTGGAAACCTGCTGATGGCGATTGGTTTTATGGTTGTCATGGCGACTGCAAAGAGGATGAATGTCCTTGTTCTTTTTATAGAGCAAAAGAGTTTATACTTAGCCCGTATATTGTTGATAGCGGTCATTACGGTGCAAGTTTAAGCGAATCTCCACATTCAAAAGATGCACTTCCCCTACTTGACATATCTCAAATGATTGAACTGCTTTTTGAAAAAGAACCAAGACATGGTTTTGACATCGACTTCGATCATTGCAACTTCACAAAAGAGGATGAAATATGTGACCGACTGTGGGGGGAGGTAATAAAAGTACTATGATGTGGCACATCAAGATTACCTTATGGCAAAGAATCAAGCACATATTTGGAATCCATGTACGGATGCAATGGGTAGACGGAAGAGTGACCTGCCTTATATGCAAAAAGACCCTGCATAATCCGAACATAAAGACTTACGAGGCAGGAGAGCACTTGTGTTATGGCGACCTTGTAACGTTCGGTCGAGACGGTAAAGTATATAAAGCAAATTTAAAGGAGGACTTATGAGCGAAATAAGGCGCAATGTATTTGAATGCAATGTATGTGGTGCGAGACGCAGCGTAGGGCTTGACAGTACAGCAAGTAAAAAAATCATTAAGCAATTTGACAAAGGGTTTTACAATGAAGGTTGGAAAGAACAGAACGGAAAGCAATATTGCCCCGAACATGCGAAGGAGGATTTATGAGCGTAATTAACTTATCCAAACTAGCTGAAAACAAAGCACTATTCGAGGACGAAATCAGAACCCCGGCACGAGCAGAAATGGTTGACAAAATTTGTTCCAAGTGCAAAGTTGGCAGGATGAATCAAACCGGCAGGGCAGCACAGCCAGACCCACAACAACCGCCAATATTTGAACATATTTGCAGTAAGTGCCGCCATAAAGAGGCATACGGCAAACAGTACCCGAGGGTGGAGTTTATTAAAGTTGAAGCGGAGGAAGGCAATGAAAGTTAAGTTTGAGTTTGAGAAACCTGAAGATTGTTGCTGGTGTCCGTGCAGCAGCGGGGACATGCTTTGCCAATTATTAGACCACATACACAATACGGAAGGGCTATACCCGTCACCAAAAGAAGAAGGCGGCATAAGGCCCGATTGCCCATTGGTGGTGATGGAGCCGTGATTAACACAATCGCAATCGTAGCAATCCTTATCCTCTCCAACTGTCTCATGCTCAACTGGGGCATCCGTATCGGCAAAGCTCTGCAGAAGGACATTCCACCCGTGCCATTAGCCGAACCTGTCGAGAAGGCCGCCGGAATTGTCAAGAAGATAGGCAAGCGTACGGTAAAGCTGATTAACAGCATATCGGAATTGAAGGTAGTCAAGAAAGCGCAGGACAAAGAAACGCCAGATGTGTGGAACTAAAAGGCCAATGAGCCTATAAGGAGGATTTATCATGTTAAGCGACAAGTTTAAAGGAACAGTATCATACGGCAACTACAAAAAGCTTTGCAATTCTACTTATACAAAAGACGATGGGGCATTTACGTTTGAATGCGATAACTTCTCGGTGAAATTTACAATAGCAGAAGCAGTGGCATTCGCCGATATGGTTGTGTCCCAATTAACAGACTTAGGCAGTATGTGTATACAGCAGCACATGAAACCCGAACTTATAGACTTATATCATAAATCATTAGACGGAAAGTAACTTGATACCCACTATCCCCACAACCGAAGTTTGTTTGTGAACGATTTTGAAAGATACAGAAAACCAGTATAAATAAATAGTCTACCGGACTTAAAACAGGAGGATTTATTATGCAATGTAAAGACTGTACCCATCAAACAGTATGTATGCACAAAGGCGAATTTGAAAGGCTTGAAGGGCAGCTTCCGGTAACGAGCCTTCCGTTCAGATCAGCAGTAACATGTTATCTCTACAGGCAGGAACAACCTCAGGCGAGAAGCGGAATACTTGACCAGTTCAAGCAAAAGTAACTCGATGCCTCGGCATTTCAGACACCCGAAGTTTGGTTGTTTGGTAGGGGAAAGAATCAAAGAAACAACCGGAAAGGATTGGAGTTATGCAATTACTCATAGCTCACCTTGTAGGTGATTACCTGTTTCAAAATCGCTGGATGGCGTTGAATAAGCATAAAAACTGGCTTATCTGCCTATTACATTCGTTCATATATGCTTTGTCAGTAATGCTTATTTGTAACTTTGATTACGGTTGGAAGGTTGGGATTGTATTTTTAAGTCACTTTTATATTGACTACTTCCGCATTGGTGCAAAATGGCGACAATTCTTCAGCGGTGAAACAGAATTACCTTGGACAATTTTGAGCGACAACACTATGCACTTGCTGATTTTATGGGTATTAAGTTTGATTTAAGGGAGGAAAGAAATTTATGAGCGATAACGGATGCACGGCAAATTGGCCGGAAGCTGAAAAACTGCAAATATTAGACGAAACACCAAGCCGGACATATGCTGAGTTAAAATTTGAACCTGACCCAAACAGCAGTTTACTTGGCATTTTTACAAAAGAGGATAGTCTAAAATTTCTTTACAATGGTACGGTTTTGCATAATGACAGAGAAATTGGCAAGAATCAGGAGCTTATTGACGAAATGTTGATTTTCTTCAAGAAGGCAAATGCTTAAAGGCTTGAACAGAACATCGAATTCTTTTCCAAGCATGTCCATAACGCCGAACTTCCCGAACACATCAAGGATTACGACAGGGTGACGGTCAAGACGGTGCTAAAAGCGATACGGAAGATGGAGAAAGTATGAATAAAATACCGGTATGGCTGGCTATTGTAGCTTGTTTTGGGAGTTTTGCATCAGGCGGAATAGTAATGGCTTCGTTTTATAAAATATATAATTTCAAACACAAATAAGGAGATCTTATGACCAGAGAACAAATCCTTAAAACCGAATGGAATCCCGAAATAGATGAGCTCTGCAAAAACCGAATGGTTCAGGGATTCTACTCATACGGCCCGAGAGCAGAGAACTATGGTGGCGGTCTGGTAAATGCCAGGAAGCAAGCTGATGCATACCTTGACATGTACGACAAGACCGGGAACAAGGAAAAGCTGCTTGATGCAATTAACCTGCTACGGTGCGAATACGACTTTCCTTCTCACAAGAATCCGCACTTTGATGCTACGAGTGACAGAGGCATATCGGAAATGACTTATAGGGATTTAGAGGGGTTGTAATTGAAAGGAGAAATTATATGTCAATGTTAATACATAATAGCAATAGCAAACCAGACCTCATGAAACAGAGAAGTATTCAGATAAAAGATAGCAATGCAAATGAAATAATAAAAGAAATGCAAGAAGAAGGCTTTTTGGAGGTTATACGAGATTATCAAACCAATGAAATTTTATTTCTCTGCAGCTATGATATTTGGCACAAAATTATGATTGGAGATGTTCATATTGAAATCAAAAGAAATAACACTTAACTGGAAAGTTATTGATAAAATGGACGAAAAAGTGCTTAAATGGGGCATTACATTGGATGATAATTTTGGTGCGTTTCTACTAGGAGCAAACATAAATATTGGCGATAATCACTGTTATTTGTGTATATATCTTGGATTCAAGACTTTGGTTATCGGAAAAGATTATTTTGAAGCGGAGGTAACCAATGCCAACAAAAGAACAGATTGACAAATGGGACAAAAGAAGTATTGCAGTCGGAATCATCGGAGTGATTGCAATAATATTGGCAGAAGTATTTATAAGATAAACTGGAGGAAACCAATGCAAGGACGTAAAAAGCCATATACAGCAATTGGAATCAAACGGTGTAAATGTGTCCGCTGCGGTAAACCAGCTCATGCAGAATGGCAGGCTTGCGCCGATGATAGGCTACACAGACCGTTCTGTAAACAGTGCGATATTGAACTAAACGAGCTTGTTTTGAAATGGGTAGGCTTCCCGGATTGGGAAGAGAAGATAAAGCGGTATAGAATGAAGATGGAGGGATGAAATGCTACCTAGAGAATTACTTGAACAATTTAGCAAACCGAATGCGTGGGTTGAAATTAATAACCCAGAAGATATAAAAGTTCTTTCGTTTAATCCTGCCAGGTACGCAATAAACCATTCTCTTATGAAGCCGCACGAAGGAACAGCAAGACAGGAGATTATCAACAATGTTCACAAGAGCATGCAACTGATTCGATTTGACTTTGAGTATGAGACTGTTAGGAAATTCGTTAATAACTACTTGGACAAAGTCGGATTCAAAGAAAATATTTGTAATGACATTAATCCTAACTATATTGGGTTTGTGGAGGTTTAACATGTTCCAAGAGATAAGATGCCCGAACTGCAACAAATTTATATGCGAATCAAGCGGCGGTGAGATAAAGAGGGAGTGCGAGCGGTGCAAAAACCCCGTTCACGCTTTAGTGTCGCAGACTTTCGGCGTGGTGTATTTTGACGGAACATTGCCGCCAAAGGAACTACATTTCAGGATAGATGGGAAGATGGTAGGGAAGATGGTTGTAGATTTGAGCAAAAAAAATAAAGGAACGGAGAAATTAGAGATATGAAAAAGCAATGGAATGACTATAGCGATATAATGAACAGTGCAGAAGTACAGGAAGTTCTTGGGGTTTCGAAAGAAACTTTTCTAAAGATAATTCACCAACCCGGTTTCCCTAAAATGCGTCCTCCTGGTGGCAGAAAATATCTTTATCCAAAATCTGCTTTGCAAGAATATTTTTACAAACAAGCTACAGGCATAACCATGATAAAATAAAGAAGGAGGAAAGAAAGTATGTTGAATGAAACTGAAAAAGAAAAACTGTTAAGCTTGCTTAAAGAATCTAAGCTAACCGAAAAGGAAGAAATTGAATTATTGTCTATTCTTGAGAACGAGAAAAAGGCTCAGGATAGAAGGGCAAGAATCATAGAATTAGTAAAGCTTAGAGAAGCAAAAGAAACGATGTGGAAAACATTAATTGAATCCGGGCTTACAACTTTTGTAGCACAGAATTTACTGCAGGAACTACAGGATAGATTAAAATTTCACATTGAAGATTTAAAGATTTAATATCATATCGCTCACTCGGGCGAAATGATAACATACATAAACATAGCAGCCCTAGCGGCTCATTCAGTAGAAATACTGTTTTGAGTCGCTTTTTTTATTATAGGAGGGTACAAAATGGCGTGGTTTAAGAAGAAGGAAGAAGAAGAAAAGAAACCAACTGTTTCAAAACACAACACACAGGCTGAAAATGACCTGCTAAATAAGATTGACAACGCCCAGCAGTACGCAGAGGGCGGTAAACGTGCTGAGATTGAAACAGACTGGGATGATGAATATAAAATCTATCAGGGCGGCGGTAAACAGTGGGACACTTCCAAAGGCCGCAGGAACGAAAGAGGCAGGAAGCGAAACTTCAACAGTGAAGATAACCTTGTATTCCCCATGGTTCAGAATATGCACTCCGCTTTAACTTCCTCTGTTCCTGAATGCGAAGTGTCGGGAATAGAACCAGAGGACAATACCGCCGCAAAAGTCTTAAACGACCTCATACCATCCATTCTTGACCGCAATAAATTCCGAAATCAATGGAAAAAAATCGTACTTCAGGGGCTTCAATATGGCCCATTCATCGGCTATGTTCCGTGGAATCAACATTGGATAGGCGGAAGCGGTCCGAATAGGTGGGTAGGCGAAATACAAACCTTGTTTATGAAGAAAAGTAAATTCTATCCTGATCCAGCCATACTCGACCTCGAAGAACGGATGCAGGAATGCTCATATATCAACCTGAAGGAGCGCAAAAAGATTGATTGGTTCAAGGAAGTATGGCCGTCAAAAGGTGCATTTGTAATTGAAGATGCGCTTGATATTCCCGATGGACAAGAGGATGAAGGTACAGATCCGCAGCAAGCAACTTTGATTACACATTTCCACAAAGGCGTTCCATATTTTGTGCCTGATGAATGGGAAAAACGATTCCTTGAAAAAGCCCATGAAGCCGAATCGGAATCAAGCCTGCCTTACTATGCCAAAGACTTGAGGGATATGGCAGCAGGTACTTTGAAGGGTGTCCACTGTGCATATAAAGCCGGGACTATCCTTTTAGATTATGTTCCTTATATATACGACGATGGCTTATATCCCTTTGTTTACAAAGTGCTGTATGCCGACGAACAACAGCCGTGGGGCATGGGCGAAGAAAGAAATGTTGTCATACCGCAGATTCTTCATAACAAAGCTGACGAAATCGAACTTGGTGCAATGCTCGGGCAGGGATTGGGTGGAGGTTGGTACAACAAGGGCGCATTGTCAAATACTCAAAGAGACGAACTTCTTGACAATATCGCAAAGCCGAATAGTTGGCATGAAGTCAATGATAAAAATGGTATACAGGAAAAGCGAGCCGTTCAGGTACCAGCAAACATTTCACAGTACAAAGAATATAAACGGAACATGATTGATGTTACCAGTCAGAACACGGACATTCAGAAGGGAATTTCTCCTGGTGCGAACGTACCCTATGCCACCGTGCAGGAACTTGGAGCAAGGGGAGATATCCGGACCAAGGCCAAAGTTGATGTTCTTGAGGATTTTCTTGTCGAGTTTTTCCAGCTTATCATAAATCGAATTGCCCAGTTTTACACAACCGAAAGAACCTACCGCATATTGGGCGATAGGCAGATTACAAACGTCCAGCGTGAAGCGTATAAAACTTTGCAGCAGATAGCCAGCCTGCCACAAGGTACACCTCCAGAAGCTTATTTAGAGCAGATTATACCACTCCTGATGTTTGTAAAGCAGCAGGAGGAAAAGCCGAAACAAGCCATATTTAAGCGCAATATGCTTATTAGAACATGGGACAGGGACACTGGTGAAGATGGGCAGGTAATGAAAGAAGAATTCCTTCCTGAGTTTGATTTAAAGATCAGAGTTCAGGACGAGAGGCCGACAGATCGTAATTACTACTCGTCAATGGCGCTGCAATTGTTTGGCAAAGCAATGGGGCTGAAAGCATTGTGGCATACCCTCGATAATGGGAAATTCCCCCCAATTGACCAGATAATCGAAGAGGTTGAGGCAATGCAACAAGCCCAAATACAAGCCCAAATGTCGGCAGTTCAAGCACAGGCACAGGCTGAACAGCAGGAGAATGAAAAGGACAGGCAGGTTAAGATGATGGCACAACAGGCGACCAACGCTTCACAGGAAAGAATGACAATGGTTGCGGCTCAAGCAAAGGCAGGTGTGAGGAATGGACGTTAACAAAAAGTATCAAGCCGCCGTCTATTGTTCTACGGAAGATATGATTGCCCAAAGCCCCCATGAAGAATCCAGACCGGCAATTGCAGACCATGAGTGGGTAAGGTGCTGGAAATGCGGCACAAAGCTTGGAAGAAAGATTGAACCGCACGGAATAGGCGAGTTTACCGGAGAATCAGCTACGGCATACATGAGACAGCAAGAACCGAGATTCACAAAGAGAGTTTCTTCCCACTCGAACGCATTTGAAATGAAGTGCAAGAGTAGACCAGACAGAGCCAAATATTGCAATGCAGTAAATGTTATTTCACTGTAGATAAAAGAAGTTAAGAGGAAAACGGCAGAACGAAAAATTGTGATATGATGAAAGTAAGAACTAAATAAGTAAAAGAGTTGTCCACATGAGATGACCGTTTCGAGAAGTTTAACCACTTCTAGGGGCGGTCTTTTCTTTTGAAATGAATCTTACCGGGACACCACCGGATGATTAATATACTGCCGAAACCAGGCAGAGAGGATGTTGACCATGCCAGAACCTATCAAACCAGAAGAAACCAATCTGGATAAGAAGGAAGAACAGAACCTTGACAATAGGCCGGAGGTAAAAAGCGAATTTGGCTCAGCCATACGCAATGCCTTTGGACTAAAGAGCAAGGAACAGCCAAAGGAACCTGACAAAAAGATTGACAAAAAACCGGATGAAAAAGCCCCGGAAAAACCAAATGAAGCCGTTAAGGAACCTGACAAAACCAATGACAAGGAACCTGACAAAGAACCGGAATTTGATGAAATTCTTTACAACAAAGAAAAAGTCAAGATACCGGTTACTGAACGGCAGACATACCTCCAGAAGGGCTACAACTACGACAAGGTAAAGACTGACGCCGAACAAGCCAAAGCAACCCTGCAGAGAGTTGCCAAGCTGGAAGGCTTCGACACAGTTGACAAGTACCTTGCCGAACTCGACAACCGGGAGAAAGCAAAGTTGGCTGAAAAGATCGAAGAAGCAGCAGGCGACCCGGACAAGATTGATGAGATAGTGAAAAATCATCCGGAAGTACAGCGAACCAAAGAGGAACGGCGCAAGTTGGATTATTCCAATGCCAAAGCGAAATTGAGTGAAGATTCATTCTTTAAGAAGCTTGAACCCGAACTTGACGACCTGATGGCAAAGAATCCAGCAGCTGACACCAACCTTGTTTATTCGGTGCTTGTAGGCAATTACGTTCGTTCAGATGCTTACAAAGCTGAATTGGCAAAGGAAAAGGAAGCAGCCGCAAAAGAGAAACAGACAGCGAAGGAATCAGCAGAAAAGAAAGTTATTGCTGATGTACACGACAAGGAGAGAAGGGCGGCTCCGACAGGCGGAGATACCGGAGAGGGCAAGGACTTAGTCCAGCCTTCCGCATTTGCAAGTAAGCTTTCAAGTGTATTTGGAGTATCAGCCGCGAAAATAGCCCAAAGATCACACGAAAAAATGAAAAGGAGTTGATTTAGATGCCAGGATTTTTCTACGCATATAGCTTGGACGGCTCAAAAGAATTAAATAAGCCGTTTTACATTCCTACGGCAACAGTAATTGAACAAGGCGAAATGGTGCTGTTCACACCCGGTACGGGGATTGCAGTGGTGGCGGGTAAATAATGTGCCCCTGTATACAGAAATGTATATAGCAAACCATTTTAATTGCAAGAAACCTAAATCTATTCATCAGTAGACATGGCAACTTGCAGCCAAGGTTAATTAACGAGCGTCATACTTTGAAGGAGATGCGACATGGAGAATTGGAAAGATGTTAAGGGTTTTAAAGGGTTATATCAAGTGAGCGATTTAGGAAGGGTTAGAAGCTTAGATCGGGTGGTCAGCCAGAGAGATATGCTTAGTAATTGTGTGGACAGAACGTATTACGGTCAAATTCTCAAATTGAATAAAAAGCGTAATGGCTATTTGCAAGTATGTTTGAGAGATAGACAAATTTCAAAACACATAGGCGTTCACAGGCTAGTGGCAGAAGCGTTTATAGAAAACCCACACAACAAACCTTTGACAAACCACAAGAACGGCATAAAGACGGACAACCGCATGAGTAATTTAGAATGGTGTACATGCAAAGAAAACTCTGAGCATGCACGCAGAACCGGGTTACACAATCCCAAAATAACACCGCAATGTAAACAGGCATCCGTGATTCTCCAAAGCAAAGCTGTTAAATGTAATGAAAACGAAATGATCTTTTCATCTTCATATGAAGCAGCTTTATGGATAAACAATAGCTTGTTTTCCAATACAAAGAAAAACCATTGCATTGCGGCAAAAGTGAGAAATGTCTGTGCCGGCGAAAGAAATAAATGCTACGGGTATTCTTTCCAACACGTTAGTTAACAAGGTTCAACGACTATCCCTTATGGGAGTAGGGTTTAAGTAAGCCCGAAATGGATGGCGTCTTTCACAGACGATGACATAGTCTAACCTTACGGGAAACCGTAAGCAGTTTATAAAACGGAGCAAGAATAACGAACTTGCTTGAATATCAAATGACAGATTTCGACGACCCCGCAATGGGACCCGCTATCAACGCACATGCGGCCAGCAGCGGAACAGAGCTAAAGGTTTCAGCAGCCCCGGCTTCCGTGTTCAGACACGTATCTAGCAACATTATAACCGCAACAGGTGGTTCAACAACTACGTTTGTTGTTGCGGGACTTCTGCCACAGACAGATGACCTTTGGATAGACGGTTATCTGGAAGTAGTAACCTGCGCAGCCGACAGTTCGTTAATTGGCAAGAGAATCAAGATCACTGATTCCACCGGCAACACCGGAACAATCACATTTGCAGCACAGACAGCAGCGTTTGCTTCGGGCGACACTGCAAAACTGTGTCCGGGACCGAGAGCAATCGGCGAGTACGGTTGGGACTTGGACGGGGACGGAATGAACGTGGACTGGGATACCTCCGGTGGAGAAGCATTGGAATTGGTCGATACCGATGCCGTCAACATGGCTTCCTTCTGGAAACTTAGATTACACCAGTTCGGAAATGGCCCGGCAGCCCTGTAATTCAGGAATAAACGATAAGGAGTGAATTTAAATGCCAATCACTAGAGAACAATGGATAGATGTTGAATCCGCAACCTACGAATATTGGGAGCAGCAGGCCAAAAAGAGAACTGACTTTAACGCCTTGCTTTACAATGTTCAAGAATCAGAAAAGTCAGAGGAACACCACATCGGCATAGGCTCATTAGGGCAAATGTCACCGTGGACAGGTTCGGTTTCGTATCAGGAATTCAAAAAGGGTTACGAGAAGGGTTACAGGCACGCTAAATACAGTTCGGGTATTCAGTTCGAGGAAGAACTTTTCCTGTTTAAAGAATACAACGAAATGAAAAAGCGTTCAAGGGAACTCAATACCGCAGTATACAAAACTCTGCAGGCTCATGGCGTATCAACATTCAACAATGCATTTGATGCAACTTTTGCTGGTCCCGATGCAGTGGCTTTGTGTTCTGCAAGCCATCCGTATTCACCTTCGGACGCAACTTTGCAGAGCAATACCAACACTCTCGATCTGACAATACCCAACTTGACGACCGCATTCAATGCTATGGCAGATTTCAAGGATGACAAGGGCGACATGTTGTTCACAATGCCTAATATCCTATTGACCGGCATTCATTACCGTGCAGAAGCACAGAAGATTTGCGGATCCAAAGCTGGCGACAAAGAACCGTTCAGCGCCGACAATGATGCCAACATCTGGAAGGGTGACCTGGTACACATCTATCATCCGATGATTACCGGTAAAAAGTGGTTCTTGATAGACAGAGACTTGATGGAAAATGCCCTGTACTGGTACAACGCTATGATTCCCGATATCCGCACAGAAGTGGACTTTGATACAAGCGTACAGAAGTTTAAAACAGTGGGGATGTGGAGTTACGGCTTCAGCAATTGGACATGGATCTATGGAAACACGTACGATTAATAATTAATGGGGGGAGCAATCCCCCTGTTTACCCAAATCTTGAGGGCGAAAGCCCTATCACTTGAAAGGAGTGAAAAGATATGGCAAGAGCTAGGCATTTTGGCGCAGGCTACTCCTACTTTGGAGAGGACTACTCGGCTGGCCCAACCGGCGCAAAAGGTATGGATGTAAAGGCGTTCGGCGACAGTTCCGGCAAATATGTCTTTTGGGACGCTTCAGCGGACACATTGTATGTAGTAGGTTCGTTAAGCCTTGACGGTACATTTGCAGCCGACAACATAGCCTTTGCTGACGCTGAAACTTTAACGTTTGGCACGGGTTCGGATGTTGTTATGCAATGGGATGGTACAAACTTTATAATTGCAGCTGCAGCGGACGACAGTTTGATTGAAATAGGTGATTCAGCGGCTACCCAAAAGTCATTTGATGTGAAGTGGTACGCCAACGAAGCAAATGGAGCAAGCTATCTGTATTTTGATGCTGGCTCAAATTTGATATACACCACCGGTGTTGACCTTCAATTTAAAGACAATGATTACCTTGTTTTCGGTACCGGCTCAGGGGCTTCTGGCGACATAAATATGGTGTGGAACGGTTCAAGTTTTCTGATAGCAGGAGTTGCTGCATCATCAACAACAATATTCGGCGGTTCAGCAAACATAATTGACCTTAACCATTACGGTGATCTGTCTGGTTTCAACAACGAAGCGGACGCCACGGGCTACACGATTACCGCCAGAAAATCCAGAGGACCAGCAGACACAGCACTAAACGATAATGACGTTGTGTTCCAGATTACAGGCGAAGGATTAAATGACAACGCTACACCTGCAGCTAAAACACTGGCGAACATAAAAATACTAATGACAGATGCTTCCGACACCACGGAGGACGGAGCAATAGTATTTGAGGTAATGGTGGCTGGTGCAGCTGCAGCCGAAAAACTCCGTATAGCTGACATTATAACAGCAAGTGCAGTATTGCAACTTGGTTCTACTGCGACAGCAGCCTTGACAATGGGAGGCGGAATATCAGGGACGCCTTTAACCACTGCAACAGCCGATAAGAACTTCCTTGGTTTTTGGACTGAATCCACTGCGACGTCGGGCGACAGCAGGGGATTGTACCTGCGTCATTATCTTGGTGGAACAATAGCCGCTACCGGATATGGCGATGCAATAAGGGCATTTTGTACCGTTACTGGGACAGGGTATTCATACGCTTCAGGTTTGCATGGTACAATGCAGATTAATGCGGATGCTACAGTAACAGGCTCTGGTTCTGGTATAAGGGCAACATTGGCAGCCGCTGCAGACACAAGGACACTTGATGGTGCTTTATCAGCCCTTCATTTGTGTTCAGACATTGCAACCGGAAACACTGTGCCGACAGTGCATGGATTCCTTAGATGTACAGATGATGGGGCGGTAAGGTTCGGAAACTTTGCGGTTATTCCGAATGTTGAAAATGGTACTATTTTCGCAGCACATACCACGCAAGGACTTACCCATTCAATTAAAATCATCAGTGAAGATGGAACGGCTTATTACATTATGTGTACTGATGCCGCTACCAACAGATCGTAAGGAGGATTAGCATGAGTAAGAATTGCCCCGTATGTGATAAGAGCCTTGAAACCAAAGCTGTTAAATGCGATTGTGGTTATACGTATGAAGCAGAAAAGGCAAAGCCAAAAAAGAAGGTATAATGATAGTAGGGGGTTTCCCCTACTATTTTAATTTACGGAGGGTTATTATGATAAAAATTAAACTTGGAGAATTGAAATCGTTAGTATCCGGAGTAAACGAGATTATGGGAGAAAAACTGCCCATAAAAGCAGCTTATGCGTTTACAAAATTTGCAAAAAAGCTTCAAAAGGAAGTACAGACATATGAGGAAAATAGGAGGAAACTTATTGACACATATGGTCTGAGGGATGAAAACGGAAAACTCGTTATCAATAATGGCATATACGAAATAGCAGACAAGGAAAATTTTAATAAGGAATTTGTTGAATTGAGCGACATAGAAACAGAAATAGACTTTGACCCTATTTCGTTAGGCGCTTTGGGCGATATTTCTTTATCTCCATTATCAATAATGGCATTGGAAAAGGTAATCAGGGAATAGGTGGATTATGGAATACAAAGGTTATAACATAAGCGACATAGAAACTCTTTTGCTCCATGACATATTGCAGGAGCTGAAAGAACTCAGGTTGGAAGTAACGGAGTTAAAAAGAAATTTTAACATTCCGACTGATAATACGAGAGACGTAGTTATAGTTCCGCCTTATGGAGAAACATTACTACTTACCCAAAAACCCCAAGAGACAGAGCGAGAAGATGTAAAACCTGTTGAAGTATTGCCCAAGGGAAAGCCACAGGAAGCACAAGAGATACCCAAAAAGCCAGTAACAAAAAAGCCTGCTAAGAAGCGTAAAACGGCAAAGAAAGGCAAGGTGACAAAATGAACGGAATAGTTGACATTGAATATATAAATAAAGGTTCGCCAATAGCGGCAATTAGTGCGGCAGAGGCAACGACCACATCCATCCCCATAGATGCAAGGGGGAAAAATGCGGCATTGCTTAAGATCGCTCTATCCGGTGCAGCAAACTGGACAATAAAACTGACTGGTTGTTTTACTAGAAACGGAACCTATGTAGACTTGTACGAATTAGCCAACACAGGCGTAATGACCCAAATGTCACATCAGACAAATACTAGTAGGATGATTTTATTCAAGGGGATTCCGGACTGGATTAAAGTTGTCGCCACTGAGGATGTAGACGGTCAGACCTGTTCTGTCGACGTTCAATTGCTCAATATGTAAAAAAAAGGGGGGCGATATTAATGAAAAACGATGTTAAGGACCACATATTTCATAATGCTTCAAATTCAGCAAATAATGGAATATTTTTAGAAGTCGAATATTTCAAGACGTTAACTGTTGAAATATATGGTTCAATTGACAATTCTGCCAGAACGGTTCTTTTTTACGCAATGGGGCCAAGCAAGATTCTTAGGGATTTTGTGGGCGTAAAATTAAGCGCAGCCCCTTTGGCTACAGCAGTAAGCACTACAGGTATATCAGAAATTTGGCAATTTGATATAACTGGTCTGACAAGAATTTACATGGTATTGTCCTCGATTACCGATGGGACAGTTACTATAAAAGGAAGGGCGGTATCGTAAATGGCTACATTTGCACAACTTTTATCACAATACAGTCAATCTGCAGTAAGCTTTGCGAAGCACTTATCTGAAAATGCTGCTTATGTTGCAGACACCGGTACGGCTGACGCTTTAGTTGTTACGCTTTCAACAGCGCCAGCGGTTTATAGTACAAGCATGTTGCTGATAGTTAAGAAGTCGGCCAGTGCCAACACTGGGGCGTCAACGATTAATGTCAGTGCGTTGGGCATAAAATCTATTGTAAAAGATGTAGATACAACATTAGAATCTGGCGACATGCCCGCTAATGGTTTGTGTTTTTTGCAATATGACGGCACAAATTTCTTGCTTTTGAACCCTGCCAAATCTGCCGCTCTTAGTACACATATGGCTGATTATATGACATTGTTAATAAATGCAAAGTATCCTCCAACTCCGCTTGTTGGTGCGTCTGCTTCTGTTGGGGTTGATGATACCGCAGTTTTACAAGCAATAATTGATTATGCTGCTGCAAACAATAAACAGGTATTTGTCCCGCCTGGAACGTATGAATTTACAACCCTGGTTATACCACAAGATTTTAAACTATTTGGTATAGCGGGGGAATATAAAGGCACTGTATTTAATCATACTGGCACAGGGGTTGGGTTTGATTTGAGCGGATCTTTCAAAAAAACGGTGCTTGAAGGATTTACAATTATTGGCGGTGGGGCTGCATCTGTTGGTATTAACATTATGCGTCCCGAAACACAGATTCGCAATGTAGAATTTAGAAGCTATTTAGGAACGGCTTTTTTGCTTGATGATGACCCTTTATCAACAAGTGGAGCATGGATGTCAACACTTGAACATGTTAAAATCAATGGTGCAACAGTCGGAATAGATTGTGTAAATAACGTAAATGAAGTTACAATAAAAGATTTTCAAATTCACAATTGCACAACAGCCGGAATACGCTCATCAGGAAGTAACAGCAGTTTGCATATTATAGATGGAAATTTGTCTGAAAATGATAATGGGACTAATACATCTCATGCAATAGATATTTCTGGGGGCGTTGATATATCTATTAAAAACTGCTACATTGAAAATAATGATCAGGGAATCTATGTTTCCAGTGTGGACAATCTCACTATTCAAGACTGCTTTATAAACGGAGTAAATGTTCAGGGTAATGGTATCTATTTGACAAGTGCAAATGTAAAACAGGTAAATATATTAAACTGTCACTTAATACAGCATTTCACTGCGGACATTAACCTAAATACAAGCCCTGCAAATGTATTTATAATTAATTGCCACTATACCACATTGACAAATAGCTCAAATTCTACAGTTTTGGAGGTAACAGGATCTACAATTGTCGGTCGTGGGCTTGGTGTTATCACTAACGGATTAGTGCGGAAATCACAAAACAAAACAGCAGACTATACCGTTACATATGAGGACTCTGAAACAACTATGACAAATATCGGTGCAGGAGCAAATGTGGCGTTTACTCTTCCGGCAACTAGACCCGGTGTTAAATTTACATTTATAAAAAGGCAACTATATCAGGCGATTACGCTTGTTCCTGTAGCTGGTGATAAATTTGTGTATAGAGGTTCTGTAAAAACTGACGGACAAACGTTTGTGGCGAGTGAATCCGGACATTATGCTTCTATAACAATCGAAGGTATTGACGAGGGTTGGTATGTCCATGTAAATGACGGCACGTGGGCTTAGTTCACATAAGGAATAAATAGTTCATAATAAACGGCTATTAGCCCTTCCGAAAGGTGGGGCTTTTATCATGTTAAAATATAGATATAGAGATAATTCAAGGAGGTAAGTTATGTTAGTCTCGGAATTAATTACTTTTATCGATAGGAAATACAGCAATTCGGAATCTTCGGCAAATAAGATCCTCGACATTGATGCAATTCATAAGCGGACTTTTATGAAGTTAAGCCGGTTGTCAAACAACTATACCAAACATACTGATGTTACCATAGCAGATCAGTTAGTATGCAATTTTCCTGCCGACTGTTCACCTGAAAATGTTATATCAATCCAGGTATCTGATTTGGCGGGAGAGGAATGGACCGAATACAAATATGCAGGACTGAAGGATTACATTTCAAGCGGATATTATTGGACTACGGACACGGCTGGCACGTACGCCCTACTTGATTACGGCGAGGTTATTGCAACCAATGACTTGGGTATTATCATTTATTATTACAAGACTCCTGCGACAATAAGCCTTACTACTGACACACCAGAACTAGATCCGCTTTACCATCTTATAATTGCTTACCAGGAAATTTCAGACATTGCAAGCCAGGGACATAATCCGGATGCGGAAATAGCCGACTTCTGGCAAAGAAAAGCCGATGAACTGTTTGCTGAAGCCAAGGACGATTTGTACGAGAAGAATAATTCGAAGCCGAAAAGGTCATGTCAGGCTACGGAGGATTGGTAGGATGGGTGTGTATTGGAATAAAAGAAAGTTAAGTCATTCTCAAGAGCCTTCGCCGATTAGGTTAGGTGATGGTGAAAACAAGGCTGTTTCTATCTTTGAAATAAAGCAAAGCGAGGCTTCTTACAGCAGGAACACATCAAGTCGTAATTATCCTGCCTTGTCCGTATGTCCCGGGAGAGCCAATGTATTTTCCGCAATCACAACTCCAAATGCTGCCGGGAAAAGAACTAATACATATATGCATGTCCATGATGGTACAGTTTGGAAAGCTTGGAATGGTTCAGCATGGGCGAATATTCAAACAGGCTTGACCAGCGCAAGAGGCAGATTTGTCGATTTCTCAACAGAGGCGGCAACTTATACCATCCTGGCGAACGGTACAGAAAAATACTCATGGAATGGTTCCGCAGCTGCAGCAATAGCGGATATGCCGGCAACAAGGTTGATTTGTGTTGACGATTACCGGGTATATGCGCTACTTGGGAACAAACTGTCCTGCTCTGCCGCTGGTTCGGTCACAGATTGGACTACAGCAGACGATGCCGACAGTATCATGATTGCTTCGGCCAATGGTGTAGGAACGGCTGTGGCGGCTTACAGTGACATTGTAATATGTTGGTTTGATCAAAGTATGCACCAACTATTCGGGGATGATCCGTATAATTTCCAATGGGGCCCAGTCTATGACGATGGCTGCATATCGGATTATTCCGTCATTGAGCATAGAGGTATACTCTATTTCCTCGATTTTGGTGCATTCAAGGCATTTACAGGAGGCAAGCCGCAGGAAATAAGCCAAAGAGTCAGACCGTATCTGGAGGGCATACCAGCGGCGTACAAGACTAAGTGTGTTGCGGGGGCTTCGGGCAAATATATTTATCTTTCCATCCCATATGGAGCGGTCACGGAAAATAATTTAATTCTGGAATATGATACTGAACTTGACAGATGGTATCCGCAAACCGGTGATGTTGTCGATTTCGTCACGATTGGTGAGACTTTGTATGGAATTTCTTCAACTGGCCAGCCGATACAGTTTGGTTCCGGTACTACTTTTAGCGGTACGGCGATTTCGTGGAGTCACATAACTGGAGTCTACCACGGTGGAACGTATACAAAGAAATGTCTGAATGAATTGGATATGATAGTTGACCTGCCTATAGGTTCGACAATGACTGTATCTTATTCAACTACGGTTGATGGTGACGATTTTGTTTTGGCTTATACTTTTGCAGCTTCAGCAGTTGAACAGAATGTAAGGGTTCCTCTTGTGGTGGAAAATGTTGATTATTACCGTTTGGAATTCAGTGGAACCGGTCCGTCTACGATTCATTTTGCCTATAAAGGCAGAGAAAGGATTAAGGTGAGATAGTGCAACCAAGATTTACATATGACAGTAATTTAACCCCACAACAGAATATGGAGGCTTTGATACCAAGACTAAATCATTTGCTGGCCTTCTTGGATTCAAAAAATGTCAAGCGGATTGACACCAACGAAACAGTAGTGAAGTCAGCTGATGGCGAAACTCGGATAAACGGCCCGCTCATTCAAATGTACGACAAACAGGGAACGCCGATATTAAGGCTACAGGCAGGTTATGATGCTGCTACTCTTGATTTTGTATTTCAGTTATTAAACTCCGCTGGCGACATCACTGTTAGCATGGATTCATCTACTGGTAACATAATAGTTGAACGCGGTACATTTAAAGGCAGCATTACAATAGGTACCGGAAACAATGTTTTCAAGGCAGACAGTAACGGTATATATTTAGGCAATGCCTTATTTGCCAGCGCACCATTTAGAGTGACAATGACTGGTGCTGCCACAGCCTCAAATTTGACCATTGAGGGCGGAACAATAACAGGTGTAACTATTTCTATTGGCACGGGGAATAACGTGTTTAAGGTTGATAGCAATGGTGTCTGGTTGGGACATGCGGACTATGCAAGCGCTCCGTTTAAAGTAAGTATGGCGGGAGCGGCAGAAGCAACGAATTTGACGGTTACAGGCGGCAGCATTAACGTTGATACAGATTTATATGTCGGGAATAATATCTACTTAGGAAGCCTTAATTTGACCGCACTAAAAAATATGGTATTTAATGGTCAAGTTGAAATTGGGATTTATGAAGATGATTTAGGGAGCCCGCCTGTAGGGTTTTACATTTCCGCGAACACTCTTAAATTAAGTGATGTTTCAAAAATTGTTCATGATGCGACTTTGGAATTTTACGGCACTTATGGCTTTTCAGGTGCAACAGTGTCGGGATTGGACAGTTCCGATTACGCTACTCAGACATGGGTTAATGCGCAAGGATTTTTAACTGGGACAACTGGCGCAACTGGCTCTTTTACTTCTGCTGATGGGAAAACAATATCGGTTTCCAACGGCTTAATAACAAGCATCGTATAATTATTTTGAAAAATATGTATTATTTTTTGAATGTTATGGTATAATTTACCCAAGAGGTGAATACAATATGAAAAAAATTTTACTAGGTTTAATTATTGGTTTAATGATCGGTTCCAGTGTTTCAGTTTTTGCACTGGACAAGTTCGACATTATGAGACTTGACACATATGATAACTGGCAAGCTGTTTTGGTAGGTAGTCAAAGTACGGGCCCGATATTAGACATAGGCACCCTTGAGAAAGACGAAACAGATGCCCATAAAATTAGCGACTTGGAACGAGTAACCATTCATGCTGATGAACTAAGGTTGAAAGGCGAAAGAGTTTTAACGGAATCACAAGTAAGAGATTTGATCCTGGAACTGACAAAAGAATAATTTGATTTCCACACAAGAATCCGAAAGGGTTCTTCTTTTTTGCCTCAAATCACCCAACTCTATTTCCGTGATAAAATTAAGTCAGGAAACAATTTCCGCAAGGAGGGAATGTAAATGGCTGTATATAAGGTAGGTTCTTCCGGTGATGATGTAAAAGCTCTTCAAACTCAATTAAAGAATGCTGGCTTTGATCCTGGAGGAATTGATGGTCAATACGGTTCCAACACCGCCGCTGCGGTTTTGGCTTATCAGAAAGCAAATAATTTAACTCCGGATTCTATTGCAGGTCCGCAAACTTTAGGCAGCCTCACTCGAACCGCACAAAGTGCAACACCTGCTTCAACCGTTCAATCTCCTATTGACAAAATTGCCAGTGAGGAATACCAGTGGGGTAAACTTGATCCGGCATATAAAAATGCTATTCAGACCGGGACGGAAGATAATTTTTACGCCGGACTAAACAAAATGATGCAGCAGCCTGTCGCGCCTCAAGCGCCATCAGGAACCGGAATGAATCTGAGTGGCTTAAGCAATATCAACTTTGGTGCTCCTGTTGCTCCTGAACCGTACAAAGACCCTTATGCGGATAAAATAAATTCCCTGCTTGACAAGTATTTGGGCATGGGCAGTTTTTCTTACGACCCTTCATCTGATGCCGGATTAGAAGCGGCTCAGGGTGATGCAATGGCAGCAGTGGATAGAAACGCTGCAAGGCGAGGAATGATTTACAGTGATTCGAATAAGTCTCAGCTTGGCAAATCGGCTTTGTCGTTGATTCCGCAGTTTAGGGATGCGGCTCGAAGCGAATATCAATCCGGACTCGGTAATATCATTAACCAGCTTCAAACACTTCAGGGATTATCTAATACAGGGAGAAGCACATTTGAATCGGACAGGAATTTCAATTATGATGCACTCAGAGACACCGTACAAGATACTGGTATGTCGAATGGCCAATATACCCAGTCCGGTAAAATCAATCAGCAGAGTATCGAACAGAATAATCAGGAATTACTGGCAGGTAAGGCCGCTACTATCGCAGCAGCTAATTATGATAACATTCAGGCTTACATTGATAAATTGCCAGCAAACGACCCATTAAGACCATTTTTACAGGCAATTTATCAGAAAAAGATTGAAGCGCAGAAGGTTGAAAGGACTAAAGCCGAACAAGAGGCTTATGACAGAGCAACGGGACAGGAGAAATTTGAACTGGACAAGAAGTATACTAATGCCCAGATAAGTAACCTTGCTGCGGATAATGCAAGACAGGCTGAAGCGGCTGCAGAAAAGAAGGCTTCGTCTGACGCTGTTTCTTCTGCTACTCCTGAACAGTTGAACTATTTCAACAATGCTTTTAATTACCTTTTAAATCAGAACGGTGGAGATGGGTATAAGGCTTATCAGCAGCTTTTGAGAGAAGGGAAGGACTATAACGCTTCGATGGGAACAAAACTGTTTACAGAGCTTGGTAAGCAGTTACAGGGATATGGAAAGAGTCAGGGTAGCGCAACAAGCATGAATAAACCGGAAGTGTACAAATACGAAGAAGATACAGGGTACAAATCAGACTTGGCAGGAATTTATGCAAACCCCAGTATTGCCTTACAAACCGTAAAGGATAATGCAGCAGCATTGATCGACAAGTATGGGCCCGATGGTTACAATGCATTACTTGCGGCAGCAAAGGGTGAAACTCCTAAAAAGGCAGAAACATCGGCATGGCAAGAATACACGAAATAACGGAGGCATGAAATGGCAGGAATATTATGGGGAAGTAGTTCAGATTCAAAACCTTCCACTGCAGGCAAAGGTATTTTGTGGAACAAACCTGATATTGAAAAAGATTCCTCCAATGACAGCAATGAGCTTCGCAAGGAAACTTTGCCGGCAAAAAGGCAGCAAGCAATAGACACTGCAAAAAGCGCAAAGCCTGTTGTTCAGCAGGAAACAAAAAGACCTTGGGTGGAATCTGCCTTCAATAGAATAAGTGAGGTTGCCAGCGAGATACCTCTTGTTAAAACAATTCGTTCTGCCGCTAAAGACACACAGAAAGCAAGGGAAATGCCTGTTGCGGAAATAGCACAAACCGATTCATCCAGAAGGCAAGAGCTATTCGGTCAACCGGCGGCATATCTTGCAAGCAATGTTGACAAGGGCTTATTAAACTTTAATCAAGGTTTATCGAATGCTGCCGCTGTAGCCGTTGAAAATACGCCTTTAAAATTTATTCCTGGCGTAGTGGATTACGTCAAAGAACCACAGAATCGATTTGAGGAATATTCTCAGGAAATAGACAAAGCAAACCAGCCTGTCAGCAAGGGACAGAAATTCCTTGGTGATGTTGTATCCGCTGGGGCGCAAATGGCTCCATCTATTTTACTGGCTTCAATCAATCCCGCTGTCGGCATGGCTGCGTTCGGCGTTCCGGCTTTTGGCCAATATGCAAGGCAGGCAGAACTTGGAGAGGCGACACCTTCACAGCAATTAGGCGTAGGTGTAATTGGTGGAACGGCAGAAGCATTCCTGCAGACCTCGTTATTTGTTAAACCTTTGTTGAAACTATTCCCCCAAAAAGTAATATCCGACGTTGCTAAATCCGGCACGGCTAATCTTATAAAAAACTTTGCAAACATAGGCAAAAACGTTGTAAAAACTGCCGCAGGCGAAGCTTTTGAAGAAGCAGCGATTGACCCTGTAATCGGACTTGCTGAAAAAGCCACTTACAATCCAGATAAGAAATGGCTTGGCGAAGGTGGAGCAATCGACCCTAAACAAATGGGTTACGATGCTTTACTTGGTGCCGTTATGGGTGGCGGTATTGCTTCAACATCAATTCCGTTCAGCGTAGCAGATGCGATTGAAGTCAAGAAATATATCGAGCAGAATTATGATGACACTCTTGTCATGGCACAAGGACTTCCCGAGAATTACGCTTCACGCAAGAAGTCAATCGAATATGCTGAAAATGCCCATCCGATAAGTTACAATGAGCTTATTGAATTTCAGCAGCAGACCGTAAAAGATTTACAGGATTATGCGGCAAAGAATCCAGTCAAGGAAGCCGCACAGCCTAAAATAGAACCTGAGAATATCCAAACACCTCCAGTTGGAAACAAGCCTGCAAAAGCTGTACAGAAGGTTGAAGCGTTGAAGAAAATCCGTATGTCGGTCAAGCAAGGTACACCGGAATATGAGGCAATTGACGAAACTATTAAAAGCGTTGAAGCCCAATTACAGGACGAAATTACCACAGCTAATCCGCAGCAGTCAGAACAGATCGCAGAGGAATTGAGACAGATAACAGGTGACAAAACACAGCCTATTCCTGCCAATGTTGTACCTGAGAATGTCGAAATACCTGCTACTGGCAAAATGGATTCTACGGGTTTACAGGGTACAACAATGACCGAAAGAAACACAGCAAATGCAGCCGGTACAAATAATTTAATAACTAATCCAAAAACCAAAGCATACCAATTTGAAAATCCGGAAGTGAAAGACTACTACCAGACTTATGCCAAATATATCCTTGATGATGAATTCGTACCAAACGCACAAGAGGGCAGAGTAACCGAAGTCATGGCAAAGTTAAAGTCTGACACTGGATTGCAGCCAGGCGAGGTTAAAGATGCACTGGAACGGCTTATAAAGAATCAAGGTCAGGAGAATGTCGCAGCCGCCAAAAAGGTTGAAATTGTCATAGACGACATGCTGTCCAATGGCTTTGAATCTGTCAGGGGCGAGAAGGTAAAGCCGATAGACGATTATTTGCAGATTAAGTCAGATATTGAGGGTAGAGAGATTAAAGCTGGCAAAGATGCTACATTGGATGATGTTCCGGCAGAGACAAGTTATGCGAAGCCGACTAAGAACAAAAAAGCTCCCGATGTTCAAGGCTATGCCGTTCAAGAACTCACGGGCAGAACTGATGAATTGCCAAAGGGTGACGATTCAAGCACAGAATCCAAGACGGTTGACGATATTATTGAAATCATTGAAAAGACCATAGGCGTTCCGATCAGAACAGGCAAGTTCAGGCAAAAAGCATTGGGCATATTTAAAATCAAGCCTGAAGTTATCCGCACAAAAGTAAGGGGTGACATACCAGTTATATCCCATGAATTAGGGCATTACTTTGACAAGAAATACAACTTGTCTACAAGCAAACAATTTAAGAGTGAACTTGATGCGTTGGGTAAAAAGACTTCCAAACCAAGCTATACACTCGCCCAAATAAGAGCGGAGGGCGTGGCTGAATTTGTCAGTCTTTACTTGACTAACCCAAATAAGGCGCATTCACTTGCTCCGAAATTCCTTGCGCAATTTGAAAAAACAGTTAATGCAGATACGGTAAAATTCCTTGCTGAGATAAGAAAGGATATTTCAAACATTATAAATCTGCCGCAGAATAAGAAAATTTACAATGATGTGTCGGACTTTGAAACAAGGAAATCAACTACCCAACAGGTAGGATTTATTCAGAAATTATATGACTCCTGGATAAACGATAAAGGGCCGTTCAAGAGGATGCAGAAGTACGCAGAAGGCAAAGGATGGACAGGAAAGGACATTGACCTGCTTACTCAAAACTATAGCGGATTTGAAGCCAAGGCGCTTTACATGATGTTTGACAAGCAGAGAGATTTAAAAGGCGACATTATAGGCAATTCATTTATGGAAATATTGGCGCCGATATCCAAAAAGGAAGTCAAGAAGGCTGGCGAAGATCCGTTGCAGATTAGGAAGGACTTTATATCTTATCTTATCTCCCGCCGTGCCATGGACTATAAAGACCGTGGACTTGTCATGCCACAGCCGTTCTATCTGTACGAGGATAACATAACAGCCATGGAGCAAAAACATTCTGAATTTGTTGGAGTGTTCGACAATTTGAGAAAATGGGAAGATAACAACTTGCAGCTTTTGGTTGATTCCGGTATTAAAACAAAGGAGCAGATAGATAATATTAGGATTGCAAATGCCAACCACGTCCCTCTGTATAGGATAAGGGAAGCTGCAACAGCAATAAAGGCAGGAAGTGGAAATACTTTAGGACAATCAAAGAAGGTCATTAAGAAGGCCATAGGTTCGGGAGCTTCCATAATTGACCCACTTGAAAGCATGATAGCTGATTCCTTCATAATCCGGAGAGCAGCAGAGTCCAACGACATACTTAAAGAGCTCAAAAAAATGGCAACAACTGTTGAAGGTATTGGGATGATGGTTGAGAAGGTCAATATAAAGGGCGAAGTGACAAAATTTAACTTGGACGAAGTTAAAGGACAGCTTAAGAAAATGGCTGAACTGATAGAATCACAGACAGGCGACACTACTTTCAAAGATGCTTTGGATAATATGGATGAAAAGTATCTTGAAACTATGATGTCAATATATAAGCCTCTATATAAGGAAGGCGACAACGAGGTTACGGTTTACGATAATGGCAAGGCTGAATTGTACCAAGTTGACCCCGAGTTATATAAGGCTATTAAGGGATTAAACAAGGAACAAAGTAATTTTATAATGAGAATGCTTAATGTTCCAAAAAGAATCTTGCAATTTGGAGCTGTAACCACGGTTAATTTTGTTATGCGAAACATGGCAAGAGACACCGGATCTTCTTCTATTCAATCAGAAGCAGGAATAAACCCGATAGACATTTTTAAAGGCTATGTCAGTTCAATTAAAAAAGATAAGTGGTTTAAGGAATGGATTGCCTCTGGCGGGGCAAGTGAATATCTGAATGTCAACGACAGGGCACAGGCTCAAAAGATTGAGGATGATGTTTTTAAATACGGCATTTCAGAAAAGTGGCAGAGGTTGACAGATGCTATCGGAGAAATGAAAAAAAACAACAATGATCGCACCCAAGATAAAGTAAAAAACGCTGCAAAACAATTCCTCATAATTCCGTTTGACAAAATACGTGATGCGGTACAATTTTCAGAGGCAGGCCCGAGGGTAGCAGAATTCAGAAAAGCAACCGAAAAAGGAGAGAGCAGAGATACTGCGGCTGCATGGAGCAGACAAGTATCACAGGATTTTTTACGGCACGGGTATTACGGAAAGGAACTAAATAAAGTTACGGCATTTTTTAACGCAGGCGTTCAGGGCGTTACCAGAATAGCAGAATCTCTTGACCCGAGAAACCCAAAAAAAATGCTTAGAACTATGATCCGTGGGCTTACTTATGTCACTCTTCCAAATATGTTACTGTACTTTTTTAACCACGACGACGAAAACTATCAGAATTTACCGGAATGGAAGAAGTCATTGTACTTTAATGTTCCGATCGGCGGAGGTAAATTTTTGTCTATACCGAAGCCTTACGGATACGGATTCATATTTGGATCTCTTCCTGAGATAGCTATGGATAAGATATTTAAAGATGATCCCAAAACATGGAAAAGAATAGCTGAATCATTTTTACTTCATTTTTCCATACCTTTTGTTCCAGCAGCAGTCAAACCGGCCATAGACGTATTTGCTAATTTAAGTTGGAACAAAACGCCGATAGAAGGACCGTATGAAAGAAAGAACAATTCGGCTTATTTAATAAGGGATGATAGTACAAGTGCTGTTGCTAATTTAATAGGCGATATATTAAAAAATGAAAGAGGTTTATCTCCTAAACAAATAGATTATATTGTTAAAGGGTACACTGGCAGCGTAGGAAAGTTTTTTTGGCAGCTACCCGATGCGGTTAAAAAAGGCATTGAGAATCCCACAGACGTAACGCAGTATCCGGTTATAAAGGCTTTTATGACCGATTCCGCTTATTCAACATCATCCATTAATGATCTTTATGGTTATGGCGAAGAACTAAGTACCAGACTGGGCGACTTAAAAGATACCGGCAAATACAGAGCTATGGAACAGTTGCCAAAAGAAAAACAGGCTGAACTATTTGAAATACTGGAAGGTGCAAGGCTTGCTTATAACGATCTTGCGGAACAATTCAGCGAAGCGAGAAAAGCCATTAAGGAGGTCAACACAAGCAAAACATTTACACCTGGACAAAAAGAACAAAAAGAACGGCAGATACATATTGCAATGAATAAGATGGCAGAGGGTTTCAATAAAGCGTACGAGAAGTTCAAGCAGAATAATGATATAAAATAAGCCGGAAACGGCTTTTCTTTTTGCCCATTTCAGGCGAGAACAGTACCCCAAAAATCCGTGATACAATTTTATCAACAAGGGATAGAGATTGCAACTCGATACGGGCAGTTAAACCATCCGACTGCCTTTCCCGTAAACTAAAGGATGGAGTATCGAAAGGATGGTATTTATATGAATGAGTTAGTAATTGTAAAAGGCAATGACATTTTTACCGACAGTTTAACCGTAGCAATCGGAACTGAATTCGAACATCACACGATAACCAGGAAGATCAGAGACTACATAAAAGACTTTGAGGAAATGGGTAAGGTTGGATACCACAACCAATCTTTGGAGAGTGGGCAGACCCAAAAATTGTATCTTCTCAATGAACCACAAGCCACATATTTAATAACACTTCTTGAGAATAATCAATCGGTAAGAAAATTCAAGCTTGCATTAGTAAAAGAGTTTTTCCGTATGCGTCAATTCATACTTGAAAAACAATCCTCTGAATGGCAGCAATCAAGATTAACAAGCAAACAGACTCGCAAAAATGAAACTGACATAATTCTTACAAAGCTTATTCCTCTTGCAGAAAAACAAGGAAGTAAAAATTCCGGCAAACTTTATATGACTTATTCCAAATTGGTCAATATGGTTATTGGGATAGACGCTGGACAAAGAGATAACCTTCCTGCGGCTTACAATGATGCAATTCGGTTTCTTGAAAGAGCCATTGAAAACATAATTTCTATCGAGGTTGACAAAGGAACTTATTACAAGGAAATTTACCAAGTTTGCAAGGCTAAGTGCAACATAATAAAAGAACTGGCATTTCTGCCATCAATAAAAATGATAGGAGCTTAACCAAAACAAGCACTTACAAATTCTGTGATAAACTTAAATTGTAAACAAGGACCGGCAGCCGACTAAAACTAACCGGCCCTCATCCCTTCCAAATCCTTGCGGAAATAAGGAAGGTAAAACCATAATAACACTTGCGGGGGTATTTGGCAATGGAACAGTCTGAAAACATTAAGATTCACGAAAGACTTACCACATTAGAGGGCAGCATGAAAACTGTATACAACAGGGTAGATGATGCTGAAATCGAAATAAAGGAAATTCGATCAGACAATAAGATTCTTCACGAAATGAATACCAATATCGGCATTCTGGCTACGGAATTTAAACATCAAGGGAAGCGGATAGAATCAATTGAGAGTGACGTAAAGGAATTAAAAGATAAGCCATCAAAACGTATGAACGCACTTGAAACAATAATAATTACAGTTGTAGCAACAGGGATAGTTACATACGCGTTGAGTAAGATATTTGGAGGCTAAAATGATTTTCGAATTCGATCCAACAAAATACCGTTTCGCCGTAGAAATCGGAATACCCGGCAAACTTGAACGCTTGGACAAAATTCCCCGGCCACGTCCAAATGAAACCATAGCCTGTGCCATCAACATTAATGTATTTGATTGGGTGGGGGGCTCCGATGGTTACGGTGAAATTGAACAGGACGGCGTACAATATAAGCCTGAATCAAAAGGGTTTCCTTCTATATCTTTCAAAGACGGCAAACTTACTTTAGGTGATTTACCGGGCGCACAGGTAGGAGTTGGAATTCCCATTACTTTGGTTATTGATGGCAAAATAGACATACGTAACCCGTCCAAACTGGCAACCGGATTTACAAGCAGGACAGCAGTAGGACAAAAGTCCAACGGCAACATTGTATTTGTCACTCAAGAATATATGACCACTTCTGAGCTTGCTGAGTATATGAAATCATTGGGCTGCATCAACGCATTTCAAGGCGACAGTGGCGGCAGCACAGGAATGTACCTTAACGGCAAACTATATGATCAGGGCAGGGCCATTGCAGCAGCGTTGGTGGCATATAAAAAGAAACTCATTGCCATTGATGATGGACATGGGATGGAAACGGCAGGGAAGCGCACACCGATATTCCCGGGAACTAATACTTTTATGCATGAAAACGAATTCAACAATGCGGTTGCCCAACTCCTGAAAATTAATCTTGAAAAATCCGGATTTGATACTTTAATGGTTGCGCCGGACAACTTCGATACGCCGCTTAAAACTCGTACAGACAGAGCTAACGCAGCTAAAGCAGACTTCTATATCTCCATTCACGCAAACGCTTTGACAGGCGAATGGGGCACACAGAACGGCATAAGTACATATCATTATTCCGGTTCGGTTGAAGGGAAAAAGGCGGCTGAAATAATCCACAGAAACATGCTTCAAGGTACAAAGCTCCAAGATAAGAAGGTTCAGACAGCAAACTTCCACGTGCTGAAATATACTAAAATGACATCTGTGCTTTGTGAATGTGCTTTCATGGATAATCTGGCTGAAGCAAAACTTCTTTTGACCGGAGCTTATCGCCAGGAATGTGCGGATGAAATTTGCCGGGGCATATGTGAATATTACGGTGTGGAAGTGCCGAAACCATCAACAGCTGTTGGGTTAATCGAATACGCTCTAAGTAAAGGGTATATCACAAATGAAGCCTATTGGCTTAAAAAGGTTTTATTAGATAAGGATCTGATAGATTTATTTACAAATATTAAAAAGAAAGGATGATTACAATGAAACAAAACAGGTTTAAAAGCCCAGTTTTCTGGGGCGCAGTAGTAGCACAGATACTTTCCATTGGGCAGATAACCGGTATATGGGCAAAGTACGGTGTTGACACTGGCGTTGTTGGCGATGTTGTGGCCGCTGTATTGCAACTAGGTGTATTGTTCGGCCTGCTTAATAATCCGAGTGACAAAGAAAATTTTTAACTCTTTTCTATTCCTGGAGGCCCCTGCTGAAAAGTGGGGGCTTTATTTTTCTTTGGAACATATTCTATCAAATCGGATATTTGGCAATCCAACTCTTTGCACATGGAATGTAGGTCTTTTATCCTAGCCTCTTTAACTTTGCCGTGTGCATAATTCCATACGGTAGCAACGCGCATATCACAGCGCCGGGATAATTCGCTTTGGGAAATGTTTTTCTCTTTTAGAATTCGTTTAAGATGCCATTTAAACATAACTTCCTCCCAAAAGCATTTTACCATATTCGACCATCATTTTACTTGTACGCGTAAAACGGCTTTGAAATAGGCACATATGCCTATATCGTAGGACAATATACTTTATTACAATTCAGTGACAATCATTGTATTTCATTACTGTAAACCATATAATGTGATTATGTAAATCATGGAAGGAAAGGAAGTGTGTAGAAAATTGTCGAATAATAGCGGAATTAGGATTACGAAATTTATTGCATTATGGCGGTAATGGTAGTAAAATAGGAACACATGTTCGCTGTATAAAAGGACGAAGGAGAGTGACAGTTAATGGAAATTTTCTGAATGCATTAACGAACTTATTGAGAAAAGAATTGAATCTACTAACGATGACATCGCAAAAACCGAATGGTACAATAATCTCCAGGATAAGTTGATAGAAATTCAAAACAGGTCACCGGAAAATAAAAAGCTCCTTTCTGAATACAATCCTATCTCTGAAGAAATTTTCAGAGAGACAATGGCAGCAATTTACCGCCAGGCTTTCCTGGACGGCATGGAATCCGCTGCGATCATGACACCTATTTTGGCACCTAAACGATAATTCACATTTGAAAGTTATCCTGTTTGGGATGAAACAAAAAATTGCTAAAATATAACAAGGTTTGAAATGCACGAATGACAATAATCCTGCAAACGCAGTAAAATAGCACGTTCCCGAATGGGATAAAAAAATCATAACACAGGACTTAAAATCCTGCGGTAGCAATATCGTACGAGTTCAATTCTCGTCTTCGGCACCAAGGTTTTCAGGGATTTTCCCGAAACCTATTTTTATGCCTTGGCACCTACTTTGGCACCTGTTTTCTTGTTTTTCTTCTTCATAACATTATTAAGCTTATTGGCAGACTTTTTATCCATTTCTTTTAAGACATGCTGATATTTTTTTACCATGGATGCAGTCGTCCATCCACCGCGCTCCATGATTTCTTTTTCGGAAACTCCATGCTTCAGCATCATAGTACCGTTAAAATGACGCATGTCATGTAGGCGAATGTGTGGAAGTTCATTCCTTTTCAAAAAATCGCTGAATGCGCTGCTGACACTTCCTGGGTGGTATTGTTCTCCGTCGATCCTCACATAAAGCTTTCCTATGCCATGGCACCTTCTAAGGATTGGCATGATCACGCTGGGTATTGAAAATGAACGTTTGCTCTTTTTGGTTTTGGGTTCCTTTTCAATTACGCCCTCAGAACTAGTAGGGACACGATTCCTTTGTACATTGATTATCTCGTTTTCAAAGTCAATGTCTTCCCAGCACAGTCCCAATAATTCACCCCGGCGCAATCCGCACATACCGGCAATTAAAATAAGGGCTTCTAGTTTATGCCCTTCAAGCTTGTCCAGCAATAAGGCAAATTGCTCCTCTGTATAAACAGTCGGCTCATATTCCTCTGGACTGGGAGCATCCACGCCATCACAAGGGTTCTTTGCAAGTTTTTCATCGCCTACTGCTTTTTTAAATGCCTTGTGTAATATTCTATGGATTTGTAGGAGAGTTTTTTCAGAATAGCCAATAATTGCATTCCCTTTCTTGTCTTTTCCTCTTTTATTTTCCTCTCCGTCTTTATTTATGCTTCTGTCTACCTTACGCAATATATTGTAAAGGTTTTCAATGTGCATCGGCTTCAGGTCGCACAACCTAACCTTCCCGATATACGGGTTAATGTGCATGCCCACATATCTTTTATAGCCTTCTAGTGTCGTAGTTGCGCGCTTAGTGCAGTATATTTCAAAATATCTTTCCATCCATCCACTCACTGTCATAGTGTCAATACTGGACAAATCGCCCTCTCTCAATCTCTTTAAGAGCGCATCTAATTTCCTTTTAACTTCCTGTTTTCCTTTGTTTCCTTTTATAGTGCTCGTCAGGAATTTAGGCTTTCTCTGTTCGCCAGTGATGGGGTCTGGATGGAAATCAATTCTGGCTACATGCTGACCGTCTTTGTTTTTCCCGCGCTGATATACTGTGAATCTGAAATTATCCATTGCCCTTTTCCTTTCCTCTTACATACATGGCAAAACTAAATAATTCCTTTTTCCCCGCTTCAGATAAACTATCATATATTTCCGCCAGTGCATTGGTTGTGTTGTCCCTGTATCTGGCAGCCCCTTCGTTTCCTACAAGCCAATCGAGGCTTACATTGAATCGTTCACATATTTTTAGCGCAAGAGGCGTGGGTATTTCTCTTTGTTCTTTCTTGTTTGCCCCTGTGTAGCGATATACAGATGTTTTATTTATGTCGAACATTTTTGCAAATTCCTCTGCCGATAAATCCATTGAGTCGATCAATTCCTTTAATCTGTTCACTTTCAATTCCTCCATGAATGTTTTTATTTCAATACTTGCAATTATAAACTATATTATATCATTAGTAAATAAAAATATTCCCAAATAGGAATAAAAACTCTTGACAAGCATAAGGTAATAGTTTAGACTTAAATTATTCCCAAACAGGATAAATTTTATACATAACGAAGGAGGACTTTTATGAGCAAACCGAAAACCAAGCCACACGAACGAGTAAGAGCGGCTATGGAGTTGGCGGGTTACAGCAATTACGAAAGCCTTGCAAATGCTATCGGCATGTCTATTTCAGCATTTACAGCCAAGATAAACGGGAAAAGATCTTTCACTTTGCCTGAATGTAATCTTATTGCAAATGTGCTGGAAACGACACTAGACGGTATTTTTTTTGCTCCCATTTCTCCCAAACGGGATAAAAATAACAAAAGGGTGGGCTGATATGGACAAGCTAATCACAATACAAGGAGTAAGAGCCTATATCGATCAAAACGGCACAGCGCAATTGCATCAGGAAGATGTTGCCAGAGGGCTAGGCTTTGTTGAAAGAAAAGGCGAGGCCGAATACATCAGATGGGGAAGATTGAATGGTTATATGGCAGAATTTGGTTTCGCCACAAGTGGAGAAAATGAATTTATCCCTGAACACATCTTCTATCTACTGGCTATGAAAGCTAATAACGAAACGGCCATATCGTTTCAAAAGAAAGTAGCTTGCGAAATCCTTCCCTCCATCCGCAAACACGGCATGTACGCCAAGGATGAATTACTTGACAATCCCGATCTGCTTATTGAAGTCATAACCCAACTCAAAAAGGAGAGGGAAGAAAAGAAACTGCTGCAGGAAACTATCAATTTAAAGCAAAAGGAACTCGAATACAAAGAGGATGTCATAATCGGGCTTGTAGATGAAGTTGAACTTGCAGAGAAGCGGCAAATACTCAATCGGGTAGTCCGCCACAATAACGCCAATTTCCAAGAACGCTGGAAGGAGTTGTACAAGCAATTCGATATGAAATATCACATCAACGTAAAACAGCGTATGGAGTCTTACAACAAGGACCATAAGCCCAAAATGAAAAGCTATCTCGATTATGTTGATGTGGTCATGGGCAAGGTTCCTGAATTGTATGAGATAGCAGCAAAGCTTTATGAATCAGATGTGAAGGAACTGGCGGAACAAATTTATTCTTTGAACTAAGGAGGCACGCATGCCAAAGCAAATAATACGCTACAAATGCAACTACTGCAAAAAGGCATATGCCAGCAAATCCGCTGCAAATAAGCATGAAAACCGTTGTTTTCACAATGAAGCCGTAAAATCATGTGTTACCTGCAACAATCAAAGTTTTAAGCAAGATTGCAACGATGATCCAATCTCATACTGCCACAAGATGGGCAGAGTTATTTTTCGCAAAGGTTATCCGGTTAGCAAATGTTATAGGTGGGAACCCATCGAGATCATTGACGAAGAAACGCAAGATGATTTTTAAATCCGCCTAACCTCGGCTTAATTTGTACAAGCCTTGGTATCGTATTCGCAAAAATCAGGGAGGAGAGTAGAAAATGTTTAAAAACCACACAAGAATGGACAGTTCTGAAGGGAACGTATGGAAATACGTTTTCGAATCGGATGATGTTATAGCCGAAGCAGTATTGTACCGATATGAAACTTTTGAAAAAAGAACGGTTATATGTTGTTCGGTGCAATCTGGGTGCCCAGTAGGCTGTTTGTTCTGCGGAACCGGAAAAAGGTTTATTAGAAACCTCGGCCCGGTCGAAATAGTACAACAGATCAAGGACATCATAGAGGATATTAAAATAGATACAGAAAAATGCCACAAGTTTCAAATCATGTTCATGAGCATGGGAGAGCCAATGCTGAATTGGGCTTCCGTGTCAGGAGCTATCAAAACATTGAATTGGTTATACCCGAACGCACAATTGCTTTTATCAACAGTCGGAATATTAAACGGGGAAGCTGAATCTGGGATAATTAATATCTCGAAGCATATTGACAAAGTAGGCTTGCAATTTTCAATACATGAAGCAATGGATCATATGAGGGATAAATTAATTCCCTACCCGAATAAAATGTCTCTCAGAATGATAAGAGATTACGGGATGGTATGGAAGCAAGAAACGGGTCGTAAACCATTCTTAAATTACTGCGTGACAAGAAAGAACACATCAGAATTCGAAATAAACAGACTAAAGGATTTGTTTTCACCGTTGCATTTCAATTTTACTTTCAGTGTCGTATGTAGTTCAAATGAAACCATGAAGCAGGCTGGGTTCAGGGAATACGATTATATTGAAAATGTCATGGATAAATTTTCGGCCGATGGGTACGACTGCAGAATGTTTGATCCGGCAGGCCAGGACGACATAGGCGGTGGATGCGGTCAACTCTGGTATGTACAAAAGTGGCTAGAAGAACATAAGTGATAATGCCAAGGATCAGTATTTTGCACCTTGAAAACTACACATAGAAGGCCACATCCCTTGACACCATTACGGAGAACGAAGGGGATGTGAGGGAGATAATTTGAAGGAGGAAAAATATATGCAGACATCATCAAAAGTAACAAGCGCAAAGAAAGTCGGTTTACTTGCAAGCCTA